CAAGACAGCACGGTGACATTTGATCTTGGACCGCTTACAAAATCAGAACCACCCGAGGGAGTAGCTCTTGAATATGATCCAAATGAAATTTATCCGGGAAATGTTGTAGATGTAACCATAACAACTACCAATACTCCATTCCCGGACGATGTGTCATTTATAGAGAAAGATGATGTGAACACCGGCGGATGTATTTTAGTGGAAGATGCTCCCGCTTACCTAGGTACTCCTGCAGAGTCAGCTATAAATTGTAGTATTCAAAGCAATACACAAAAAACCTTGAAGGTAAAAATAGATGACGGTGCTATTGCTGGTCAAAATATAAATCTTAAGGTTTACTACTTCTGGGCAATAGAAGAAGATCCAGTAGTAAATAAGTTTCCTCACACATGGGAGCTTGGTAACTTGGTTGGTGGGGGGTTTGAACTTTTAGGTTACCTAGAATTAAATGCTGTAATAATACAAGAGCCTTCATTTACTGCATCATTAATTATAGATCCAGACGTTGATGGTGACGGGTTTGCAGATACATATGATGATACCATAAAAGTTGATCTTGTTGGTAGAACAGAATTAGATATAGAACAATATAAATGGACAGTTGAATTTTCTAAATTTCCTGAATTGGATTAAAATAAATGTACATACACGACTACTGGAATAATACAGAACTATATGATGTATATGATAATTTTTATTTATTCGATACTGCAGATACGGTATGGGAAGACAACACCGGAAAATGGTTGAGTGGTCCAGATTCCAATTCATACTTAGCTGCTACAGGGTTTCCTCTCACCAGAGAGGAGATAGGAAGCGATAGGTACATAGACTATGTACAGAGTCTTAATTTTAGTTCAAGTGACGATCAGGGAGATATATGGCAGAGAGTGAGAGTAATCCCCAAGGGATGGTCTACGAATGAAAACCTATATCCCATGTTTAAAATAAATGAAGGTCCTGACTTCTCTCAAGTTTCTGTTAGATTTTCTAGTTTATTTACTAGCATATCATATAATAATTTCGATGCTTATGGTTTTGAGAGTACTCAAGGACCAAATCCTGTTCCGGATTCATCCTCTAGAAATATAAACACTACCAATACATCATGGCCACTAGCATATCCAATTCATGACAGAGTAATAGCAACCTGCGCCCACTTCGTTGTCTCAACTACCACCAATGAGACTCTAAATCCATTTGACAATGCATATAAGCATTTTTACTTTATGGACAAAGACGGAAACGTGTATAAGAAAAAATTTAAATTTATACCAAGTGAGCCTTTTGCTACAAGAGAAGAGCGATGGAATTTCAGGAAGACTAGAAAAGTCGCTGACATGTTTTTGTTGGAATTGGAAGACGGAGAATCTGGATTTAACTCCATAGGTATCACACCCATAACAGAAAATATCGCAAAGTTTACAAATATAGGAGACTCATTTTTTGAACAAGGACAAGTAGGTGCCCAAAATTCTACACCGGCAATAATTCTGGATTCTCAAGGAAGAGGTGATATTGTTGGACTAAGAAAGGATGATGGATCCATAACTGCAGTTGGTGCGACCGGCTTTACTCATTTTCCCCTTTCTACTTACGGAGCAGTATTTACTGGTGACAGTGGCACACCATGTTGGGGATATAGTCCAAGTATTGGTTACATATTTTATGGAGGATATAACGGGCTAAACGCGGGTAATTTGTCTGACACGACATCGGATATAGGCTATGGTGGTATCTACAATTTAATGAGAACAGGACAGAGAGACTATTTCGACACAGGCGAGATTGTACAAGAAACTCATCGTTTTCCGTTGAATGGTGGTTCATATTACACTAACTATGAATATCCCACATTTGTAGAAAGACCCGAAGATCTAAAGGATGATGTTGACTTATATCACCTAGGCTCAAATTTTCAACCAAAGATAAATTCAGTGCCATTCAGTTGTGGAGTAACCGATATCTATGGAAACACATCCACAACAAATACAGTAACAACCCAAAAAGATATTAGATTTTTTTATGATGAAGATGTACATGGCGATAATCTTGAGGCGACTAACATAAGAATAGTTCTGAGTGGCGGTGAAGAAGATTCTTATGAACCTGGTCTCGATAACGATATTTACACTGATTTCTTTTGTACGTGTGATTATAAAGGGAAAATATTAACTCCAGATAATGTACAAACAATGCCACTTCATTTTAGTACGGCAAAGGTAGAGTATAAAGGACCAACCGACTCTGATTGGATAGAAGCACCCTCTCCATTGGGCACCCAAGGGAATTATTGGGAACGAAAGCCTATTTCTAATTTTAGTCCGCCAAGGGCTACTATCGATTCATCACCTAGAGCATTCCTGACTGCATTTGAGGGAACTGTTTTTGATGTAATCGGAACTCAAGTTAGAGTTAAATTTAGTATAATTACAAATGACGTTAGCTATGATACAACGGTCGAACTTGGAACTGTTAGAGAATCTAATCCAGCAACTAATTTTAGATTGGAACTGGAAAATGATGACGATCTATATCCAGGAAACCAGAATATAAACTTAAAATTAAGATGGGACGGCACTGATGTGGTTCCAGTGCCTAGGTTTATAGATGACTTTTCATCTAACAATACAATATACTCTCCTGATGAGTATGTTAGCAACATACAACGTATTGACGATGAAACTTTTTCTATAGATTTGTCACAAGAAACTCCACCAGGAACTGAATTAATAATAGGAATTGTACCCGGTGCTATTGATCCACCATATGATAATCAATCTGCTGCTTTTAACGACACTGTTTCTGGTCCTCCAGTAATAGCAATTACCGATTTTTCTACAGCCCAAGATGCTCAAGTCACCGTAGGCGATGAAATAATCCTCGAGGCAGACTTAGAATATTATATTGGTGGAACTATTACTACATCTATAAACATAGATGGAAACCCAGTTGCATCAGAAACCATAACCAATGCAACAGAACTCATTGGAGATCTTTATAGACTAACCTATGTTGTTACTCAGGACGATATAGATCAAAATGTAGCCTGGAGTTACTCAATAGAGGTAACTAATTCTTCAGGATTATCTTCGTCTGAAACAAGATCTGGTACTATTAAACAACTTCCAAGAATAAACGTAAATCCCACAACCACAGCTTCGGGTGTAGTCCTGACTAATGGTGATAACATCGTGATTGACGTAGATCTGGTAAACATGGACGCAAACGGAACTGCAACTGCAAACATAGTGGTGGATGGAGATACTGTAGAAACAACTACATTGTCATCCGGAGAAACATCATTAAATCTAACTCATACCATAGCGAACATAGAGAGCGACACCACATGGAGTCTAGATGTAACTATAACTAATGATTTTGATTCTGTTGGTGTGTTTTATAGTACAGATGGTACTGTTGATGTATTGGAAACTCCTACTATTATAGTGAACAATGCAGTTTCTACTAGTGGAACAATTGTTCCCGGAAACACCATAGTTTTAGAGGCAACAATAGGAAACTACAGTTCTGTTGAAGGTTCTATAACCATAAACGGAATTGACACTGGTGCGTCTGGTACATTAACTGGAGACCTGTATAGAATAGAATATACAACTGCACAGGATGAAGTAGATTCTACTGCAAATTGGGTTTCTAGTATATCAGCTTTTAATACAAGTGAGTCCACAACAGTAAGCAGAGATGGATCTATATTTGTTTCTACAGAGGATGTGCCTTTATTGGAAGTAGGTTCTCTACTGCCAGGGGAATGGACAGACACAGAACAGCCAGACTCTTATTCTGATGGTGGTAATCATCCGGCAGATCAGGGGAGTTTACCCATGGCAAGATGGAATGTCATTCCTATGCAGGTTGTTCCTTCGGGTGGATTTGAAATCGGTGTCGTTGCTTTCCATGCAAATGGAATTGACAGAGTAGAATTTGAAGCAAACGGTGGTGACACAGTAATCGTAAATAAAATGACACGAAATTCACGAACAGGCAATCGTGAGTATTCAGTAAATCTCAATATGTCCAGTGGAGATCAACTAGTTGAAATTCGTGCGATAGTATATCCTAAAGATCAAGGAACACCATTCGTTCTTCAGAACACACGTACAGACTTCCCACATGAAAATTATCTAGGAAATCCAACTCATTTGCTACAAAGAGTAGCAAATGTCCCATCGAGTAAAGCTTCTACGGTTCTTGGTGAAGGTGAACACTCGATGTTCTTGTGGGGACCAAACAAATACTCAGATGCTCCAACGCTATATGTCACACCATCGACTGGATCTTCTGATGGACCTGGAACCATAACTCAACCATACGACACTTTAAAGAACGCATGGAACGCAAATAGATTCTCTCTCGAAAATGCGACTATAATACTAACCGAACCAGGTCTGTATGATATTAATCAATTAGGTAGTGCCAATGGTAATGAGGCATGGGTGACAATTAGTGCTAGTCCAGAATTAAATCAAGAAGATCCAAACGATCAAGTTGTATTACACACGACCGCTACCCGCAATGGTGAGAAGATATCTGATTGGACTACAATAAACTCAAAAGCTCTGCATTTTAAAAATCTTTGGTTTGAACAAACGATACTTCAGCGCCTACAGCCAAACGGAAATGACGTATACTTTTGGTATGAAAATACCTACCATACAGATGCAGAGGGTCGATTTGGTGACAGTCCAAGAGGTTACGGTCAGATAAATAGCAACCTAAAACGAATTGGAGTATATTATGACGGTTGTCGTTTTTATAACAGGAAGCAAGGAGCTGGTGGTGGTATAATTTCAAGAAATTCAAACTGTACTAAAATTGCAGATAGTGACGTTTTTAGTGGCACGTCATTGCTTCTTGATAATACTGCTTCTGATATTAGACTCACGGCAGAAAGTGGAGAACATGTAGATGTATGGCAACTCACTGGAGCAGAGGATGATTACACGATGGTGAGAAATAAAATTTGTTTTGGTCTTCGTGCATGGGACTGTGAACACAACCAACCCATTCTTCTTGATAAGAGTAGATCTGAGTTTTCTAGAATCGCTATGGTTGATGTTTCAAATGAAGGAAACCCACCCGGAGAGCCTGAAGGCATAAACATTATGTCAATAGCAGATCACATCTTTATGAGCAACTGCTCATTCGATCACTTCCTTGGTTTCTATGGTGTGGGTGGATTTGGCGTTCCATCTAGCAATTCATACACAAACTCATCTGTTCAAAATACAGTATTTAAATCTTGGAATTCTGAAGCGGGTTATACTACGGTTCCTACCGGAGTATGGGTTAGAAACTGTTTAGGCAAACCTGCACCGAATACTGGTACTCTTGAGGATAATGGTAGTAACGGTACTGGTCTTTGGAACAACATATTAAAAGATGACTTTACTCTAGAATGGGATGGCACTGATCTTCGTCCTGAGGGTCCCGGTTGGGATCAAGCAGAGGCTCTTGGTGGATTACCAATGGCAGGATTCAATGAGGTTCCACCTATCGGACACTTCCAGTACGAAGAACAACCAGCAGTTCCTATTCTTGATGTAAAAGAAGAATCTACACCAAACGGAGAAATTGAACCGGGAACTGAAATAAAACTAAAGGTAGAAATACTAAATGAATATAGTTCTGTTGTAGGATTTATAACAGTAAATGATGTAGAAAAAACAACTGAAGTTACAAATCTGGGTAACGACGAGTATGAAATAACATTCACCACAGACTCAGATCCCTCCAATCCATTAGAGCAAACTACATGGAAATCTAGTATAACTGCTACTAATGAAAATGGATCCAATGAAGCACGCAGACAAGGTACATTTGAACCAGAAGAATTTATTCCTGCTAACAGGACCCCGGGCATTTATGAAAAAGATGTATATTTAATTGGCGGGAATCTTGACATAAATGCTGAATTGGAATTTAGGAGTGACTGGAATGATTACACACCAGACGGAAAATATGACATACAATTCGGAACTGAAATTCGCCAAAATTCAATTACAACGGTTAATGGACAAGAAATTGACTGGATGAATGTAAATGATAACAGCGATAATGATGATTTAATCTCAATGTCGGATAGTGATTTTGAATCTCACCTAAGACAACTTAAAGACAGATGGCGAGATCAGCTTGCTGATAACATTAGAATTAAGCAAGATAATGGAACACTCGTCATGGACGATATAGATCTTTATATCTCAGATCCAGAAATAAAACTTGCAGACGAAAAATTTAGCTTTGAGTTTCACTTAGCTGCCTACTACCAACATGCAGTACCACTAGGTCTTGTATTAAAAAACAATCAATTGGAAAATGGTCTGTATTTTACTTGGGATTCTACTACTGAATTATCAACAGCAACATCCAAAGCAAATATTTTTGTAGATGTTTGGTTGAAAGAATTATACGAGGACTTGATGTCAAATGAAAATTCTGATTTGGGGTTAGCAGGAAAATTTTGTCAATTTAACTTACCTTATAGGTATCCCACAAATTCACTAAATGTTTTCAACAAACCAATTTTCAGAGATTACGACGAAGATGACAGAAAAGATTTTATACTAAATGTTCTTAATATCCAATATGGAGAAAATGGACTTGGTATAGAAGATCTAGATCACACAACAATACGAGACATTTATGATAAGTGTGGAACATTTTCTGATTTTTTCCCGGCCACATATGCAACTGATATAAAATCGTGGAAAGGATATTTTCGTGCTCTTAATGAATTTGGAAAACCAAATAAAAATAGTACGATGGGACAAGGTAGATTTAACAGTGCAGGAATTAGTACAACTAATCCCTGTTCGACATGGAAAGATCATCCAGACATTGCAGATAAACCATATTATAGCAAAGATGATTTTTATATTGCAGACGCACCGGGTGGTATTTTTAGTGCAACAGAATTCTGGCAAATACCGGTATCCGTTTGGATTTACCTACAGGAGTTCACTGTAGAAACCTGCACAAATATCAACCTTTGTAGATTCTGGGCTTTCATGACAGATGTTTCGATGTTTAATCCAAAAGGTTATAGTTCTGCAGAAGCTAACATAGACACAATGAATGAACAAATTTCTGATTACTTTGGTGTTCCTTATAGTTTCCTACCATCAAACGATGATAGAATTAACTATTCAGAATATAGGGCATACGGACAGTGGAATCGTGACAAAATGCCTGGTGAAGCTGGAGAGTTTACATACACACCTCGCGATCTACCACTCCCGACTGTCAATATCGATGATGAAGTATCAACACCCGATGGAAATATTACTGCGGGTGATACCATTGTATTACAAGTAACTGCACAGGATTATGACACTGTGGGTGGATTCATGGTAGTAGGCGGAGTCTCGAAAGAAACTACAGTACAGAATTTGGGGAATGACACTTACAAAATAGAATATACAACAGAGTCTGACATACCAGATCAAGTTACATGGAGTGCTGGTATTGTTGCATACAATGCAGATAATTTTTCTACTAGTGTAGGAAGGTCTGGTAATGTAATTCCACAAGAGGAAGAAGTAGATCCCCCTGTGGTTACTTCTGTTTCTCCAACTACAACGGGGGACATCAATGAGGGAACTGAAGTAACTTTAACTGTAACTGTACAAAATAATGATACTCCAGCTAATACCACTATAACAGGTAGTATAACTCTAGCTGGAGAAAGTGTACAAACAACGGTTATTCAGGATGAAACCGACGCAACAAAATATTCTATAACATATGACACTAGTAACTACACATTCAATGGAATCAATGCTCAGTGGAAATCTAAAATAGAAGTAGAGAATGGTGGAGGTTCAGGTCAAGTAGAAAAAATTGGTAATGTTATAGCAATTCCAAATGACAGCTTTACTGATACCATCCTTAGTCACACGATAGAGGATGGAAACGTCAAATATGAAATGGAAGATGCAGGAGGTCCGAATGTAGATCACTACTTACTAGAAAATTATAATTGTACTACAATGTATATTGATGTAACTTCGGGATCAAACACAGGGAGACTAGAGTTTTTAAATGATCAGGATGTTGGTGATTTCATAGATACTGGAAAAGTTCTCAAACTACAATCAAATGAAGGAATTGTTTATGCTTTCAACTTCCAAGATGGAGGAAATGTAGTAACTTTTAATGTTGATACCACTGCTCTCTATAATTCAAATTCTGATAATTATAGTCCTCTAACCGCGAGAGTAGTGAATGCTCCGGGTGAAGAAATATTACTAATACCAGACACCCTTGTAATTCCGTCAACCCCTCCATCAATCGACTACGATCCTGTATGGGCAGAATTTGATGCTACTAGCCGTGGTGGTGCATTTGCAGATGCATTCACAGCAAAGCACAAGGAAGGTTGTGAAAATTGTCAACACAGTCAGACAGTAGGGCCCTTTGGTGATGATTGCAGAGAAAACGGAGACATTCTAATAGACTGTCCACCAGCAGACAGAGAGGCTTTGCCAATAGCAAGGTGGAATATTGTTCCTATGCAGGTTGCAACCGATAAAGATTATAATGGAGTTGGACAAAACGGATTTCAGAGTCCCAATGGAGCGAATCCTACAGGAGATGGATATACTGGATTTCCAATTGGTGTTGTTGCCTTTCATGCGAATGGTATAGAAAAAGTGGAATTTTTTGCAAATGGTGACGGTGATCTAGAAAATAGAGTAACAGTAAATAAAATGACAGTAAACCCAAGAACGGGTAATCGTGAATTTTGGGTAAATCTTCAACTTGATGACGACGATGATCGTCTAATCGAACTTAGAGCAATAGTCTATCCGTATGAACAAGGAACACCATTTGTTTTACAGAATGTGCTTTCTTATGATGATGTAAATTATGAAGACAGGTATAGATACTTACCAATGTCAAATTACGAAAACAATTATGAAATACTACAAAAAAGAGTTAGTCCTGCATTTACTCCAAGGTATGGTACTAATGATCTTTATGACGCTACTAATTTACCAGACGATTATACTGGTCCCATTCCACTTGTTGGTACGAATGGCAATGAAGTAAAATTAAGGAATTTTACCGGACAAAACCAAGTTGGTGCTTCTGTAATAAATCAAGGTCAACACTCAATGTTCTTATGGGGACCTAAGAAATTTCAAGATTCTCCTAGACTTTACGTTGATCTTAATTATACCGGAAGTTCTGATGGAACTTTCGCTAACCCATACAAAACAATACTAGATGCGTGGAATTATCTAAAAGACAACGAGAACTTTGAAGGTGCAGAAATAATTTTATTATCACCTGGTCATTTTGACATGAATGAGGTAAAAAACGGAAGTGATAAAAGTGGTTGGTTAACGATCAGGGGTGATGAAGCTAATCATGCAAAAGAATATCTAATAGGTTCAAACACATGGGAGGGTGACGATAGACCTTCTCTTCGATTTGCTCCACAAAAAGTAAGGTTTAAAAACGTTGGATTTAGAGCAGGTCCCGGTATTTGGGTAGGTGACAGTAATACTGTTGAAGGTGAGGACACTCAATGGGTATCACCAAACTCCAATGAAAGTATGTACTGGTTCGATAACACATATCACTGGGACATACGAGGACGATTGAGTGCTCAGGACAGGGGTTCCAGTGGACTAATAAATAGTCAAGGGCAATTGACAACAACTTATGTTACTAATTCATTTTTCTATGACAGAAGAAAAAGTGCCGGTGGTTGTGCTATTATTAGAAATGCACACTCACAGAATATAGCAAACACCGACATCTACAGTAACTCACAATTGGTTATTGATTGTAGTGTTGATAGAGGTAGAATTGGACCTGCAATGTGTAATGAATATTACAACGGAGTTCCAAAAAGTCTTCATGAGGAAAGCACAGATCGAATTCCAATTGACTTTAGCGATAATGATGCCAATGGTAAAACGAATGGAAAGAAGACATGGACAGATACTATTGATTTCGATTCGGAGCAATATTACATAGGTACGAACGATGACGGAGATGATGAATGGACTTATGACGATCCAAGATATGCATATAGGGATCTTTGTACAACATCAGGAGTTACTAAATCACTATCCAAAGAACAAGTTAAGATTAATAATGTGTTTATTCACAATAAATTCTATGATGATCAAATGGATAGATACGAAGAGTTGATGAACGATCTGTTTATAATGTGGGACGGACAAAAGAGTCTTTACTATAGTTCGGGTACTCATACATTCACAGAGAATGATTTTCCGGTAGCCGTACTTCATGGACAATATGATTCGTATGATTCGAGCACCGGACAATATACCAGATCGAATGACACAGAGGCAGATGAGGACATTGATGCTATTCGTGTATTAAGAGGCGAGTCGGACACAGGACAAAACTACACACGAGATGAATATCTTTACTTAGCGGTAGAAGAAAGAGGAAACAAAAAATATGCTCTTCAGTATTACTATGATGATGCATATAAATTCAATCAAAATCTCAATGAGCCTGTACGTTACGTAAAACCAGGAGACACTGTAACAAGAGGATGTCCTCACCAAGATGTTTGGCAGTTAACTGGCGGAAGCTATGATTATAGATACAAAATAAATCAAATTTGTTTTGGACTTTTTGCTAGTAACATGCATGACAATCAGCCCATGATTCTTGATAACACGAGATCCATGCAGAGTAGAATTGCTTTAGTTGATTATGCATGTGCTCCAAACTATGGACCTCAGTCTTTGGGTATAAACATGGAAACTGGAAATCCGTTTGATGCATGGACGAATACTGTTGAATCATTAAGTTATGAAGTAGAAACACTTAATCATGGTTTGGTTACTGTAACATTTCCGGAACATGAAAATGTGGGTGAAATCGATCCCCAAGCAGAAGAAAACGGCGATGCACTTCGTCCCGTAGGTATAAATGCTGCAGAAGATGGCGATACCAGAGGATATTCGGTAATGGATCACGTTTTTACTTCAAATTGCTCGTTTGCTCCGGGACACTTCTTCCGAATGGGCAGAGAGAGAAGATATGCTGGTGGTAATTACGGTAAGAGTTCTGGTATGCACAAAAATTGTCTTGTTCAAAACTGTTCGTTTAGTAGCATGACAGCATATCCCGTCAAAGGAGGCGAACCCAATAACTGGTTCGGGGATAGAACTGATTATCCAAATTGTCCAATCACTGGACAATACTGGAGAAATAACATACAACAGTCCGGTTCTGCAGCTCAAGATGTAGGACTGGTAAGTCCCAGTCTTATAGACGGTGTTAGCATAGTGTCTGGTTCTGATATAGCTGATGATGGCACTGGAACATCAAGATGGACTAAGATGATGGTACAAAAGTTCATTTTAAACGTAACAAGAGATAATTACGGTGATGAATCTGTGTATATAAGAGGTGACGAAAAAGTAGAATATTGTGACGAATTTAGTGATTTTTATTCACGGTGTGTTGAAGATAGTGGTCTTTATGGTGGAGAGTCAGAGGTAGACGGATGGACTCCATCAAATAGTGCTTACCGTGGTCATCCTATTCCTGGATTCGACGAAGATCCCCCAGTAGGTTCATTTAAAGTAGAAGGATAAACTATGAGTTATATTTCAAATACAAACAACAGTGCAATGCAACATTTAAATCGGGGCACCGAAGAAAATATGAAAAGAATGCTTGAATTCGACGAATTTCTTCTAAAGGGAACAAAAAAGGAGTCACCTTCTGAAATAGTAGAAACTACTATGGGAGACCTACTTCTTCCGATATCAGAGAAATAATATTATATCACTGTGTGAGGGTGGTTACAGATGTCCCTGCAGGAATACTCACTATATGAGTTGCTGAAATTTCTAGTAATTGTGATGTATCATCTAAAAGCTGATATCCAAAAGTAACCCCATAACTACCTAACATTTCCATTGTAATACCACCACCGCTAAAATTGTTAATAATAAATGCAGGTATTGGAAATCCATCACCTAATAATGGAAAGTTAGTTTTTGGTCCTTCTATCTTCGCGTGTACTTTATACATGGGCTATTCCTCCGTTACTATTTATATATTTTATAAATACCTTCGGAGACTAATTATGAAATATACCGAAAATTACCAAAGAGAAACCTTGAATGAAAATATAGTATTAAGTCTTGTAAAAGCAATACTAGGTGGTGCATCTGCAACTACTGGTGCTGATCAAATAATCCCAATAGCAAAAGAAATCGGCAGAAATATCAGACAAAATGAATATATTAGGTCTGGAGCAAAAGCTGGTTTCGGTAGTAGTGGACTTGGAACTTCTGACTTAATTAGTAAAAGTATCATGCCAAACATACAAGTAACAGATTTACAGAGAGCAATTCCTAGAAGAAGATAAAAGACTACGCCTGGGCATCGCTACCTTAGGCACCAAGACCCCCTCGGAGCGAGCGCCCGGGGGGTCGCTTTTTTTTATAAATATAAGATACAAGGAGAACAACTATGGACCCTCTAGAATCAGTAAAACATAATAAAAACCTTCTACGAGTTGCAAGCGAATTAGGAGGAACTAAAACCGAAGGCGGAAACAATGACGGAATTGATGAAATCGAAGATGTGTCCGCTACCAAACAAGAACCTGCAGTAACTGAAACTGTAGAGTTAGATTCAAGCGAAGAAGAGGGCGTAAACGAGACAGTCAATCAATTAGCTGATTCAGTCTTGGAACAACTCTCAACACTAGAAGAGAATTTAGAAGAAGAACTAACCGATGAAAATTTAGATTTTGCAATCAACAAAATCATCGACAACCTTCTCAATAATAATTCTTGATTTTTACATCATTTTACTATATAATGCACATATGAGGTGACACATGTTTGAACAGAAAACATTTACACATAAACCTGTAATACAAGACAGCGACTTACTTTCAGAGAACACTGAAAGTGGTCGTTATTATACACTAGATAACGGCAAAAAGCTTCCCAGTGTCACCACGGTGACTGGTTGGAAAAAGAATCAATTCTTTATTAACTGGAGAGCAAAAAATCCAAAGGAAGCAAAGCGAGTAACTGCTCGTGGTAATCTATTACACTCTCTTCTAGAAGATTACGTAAACAACGAGACAGTCTGTCTCAAGGACATACCACCAATCGAATGTGATCTGTTTCTACAAATGCAATCCGAAATCGACAAGATTGATAATGTCAGAGGAACTGAATTGGCTCTGTCATCAGAGATGGTTGGTGTAGCTGGTAGAGCAGACTGCATTGCAGAGTATGATGGTAAACTTAGTATCATAGACTTTAAGGGTTCTACTAGGAAGAAGTACAAAGGAAACATTGATAACTACTTCCTACAAGCAACTGCATACGCTCTAATGTGGCAAGAAATGACACAAGAGAAAATAGAACAGATTGCAATTATAATTGGATGTGAAACTGGAGATACTCAAGTGTTCACAGATAATCCTCTAAACTGGGTTAGACCTCTTCAAAGAGAAATCAAAGAATACACAGAGAAGTTTCCTCAAGTAGAATCAGCTTCTCTCTTTTGAGTCTTTTTCCAACCAACAAACCATGCAAACAATAATAGCACTGCTAGTATTAAAGCCATTATAGAGACATACCAAAAATTAATAGAGACAACTGGTGATTCTGCAGTCACCAGTTGTTTTGCTTTTATAGGATTTATAGGGTGATCTACAGTTTTTATAAGAGTTTTACATCCACCGACACACATCATAAAAACTATAAATAAACAAATTGTAGACACTAATCGAAGTAAATTTTTCATTTTCTAGCTGTCGCACTCCCGAAGTAAAACCCTACTATGCTGAGTAAAATTTGTCTGTTTTCTTCAGTAAACAAGTAACCATACACATTGTGGAACTGGACATATTGTCCTCCACCAAATATACCCAGAAAAGGCTCTGTGGTTGTTTTAATTTCTACTACTGTGGGAATACCAAAAAAAGGAAGAACAAAGGGTGCTATTATTGTTCCAAATAATACTGCTATGACAATAGTTCTACGTACTATTTTACCAGCTTCTTGACCGACTCTCTGTATTGCAGCATCTTGATCTTCTCTGTCTGCCTGTTTGTTTTGCATGAACATTTCAAATTGTTCACGTCTCATCTCTCGGGTTTCAGTTAAGTACTTAAATACAAATCCAGTAAGAGAACCACCAATTAAAGATAAAAATTCAGGTGTCAGTAAAGATGCAATCATTAGCCATTCCTTCTCTGTAAATTATGCATAAAATTAATTACATTACAAAGAGGATTCTTTTTATCCTTACACTTAGTTTTTGGATATATTGCGATATCATCATAACCATCTTCGTAGTTACGATAACCCAAACCTGCAATCTCACCCGATCCTACGTTGTTTGCAACAGGAGCTGCTGCTTCTTGTTCTGCAAGATGTAGTAGGATTCCTTCGCAGATAAAATCACCATCTAAATCATAGGAATCCAGTGACTCTTTGAATAAAGACATCGCAGCAGTAAATGATCTTAATTTTGCACTGGTACTAGGATTTGGAATTTGGTCAAACAATCGTTTTACGTATATGACAAACAGATCAAAGGAGGGTATTTCTTTCTTAATCACATCATCTGGTTTTGTGAAATATCCATCCTGATCTATAAGACCATTCCTGAATGCGTTGAGTTGAGTAAACGGTTTAGTAATATCCTGAAGAAATTTATACATGGTGAAGGCGGATATTGTCTTGTTGGTTATATCGTAATTCATATTTCCTCTTGCAGTTTCTTCAATATTCTATGATCAGTTGGTATTTTATCCAAATCCGTTTCTGGTATTGCACAAGGCAATCTGTCTAAAAAATCTAAACATGTCTTTAGTGCTGGGTGGTACTTTTCCTCTACCCGATAGAATAAAATCCTAGCGGATGGTAAAACACCAAAGACATTATTAAAAACAATCAAATGGTTGACTATAAGCCGAGACTTAAAGTCATTATCTTGTTCATAACGACTAAATAAACGCTTTAAATACTTAATCCTGTTCACATCTTCAGAAAATTCATCAATGTCTTTACATTCTGGATTTTCATAATTTCGAAGAGCATAATCAAGAAAGTTTTTCGAATTAAGCTTCAGGTTCTCCATCAACGCCTTCCGATTGTTTAACTACCTTTGCAGTTATATCACATGTTCCATCAGATTTTCCTACGTTTATAATCAAGTCGTAAGAATCTCCGTTAGGGAAACCATTTTCATCATCAAATTCATCGTGAGGAGTCTCTGGACTCTTTCCAAAAGCACCACCCAAACGAGAAAGTTCAAAAGTATTTTCTCCGTCTCTGAGCATGGTGTTCGTATCATACTTAAAGTCCAAACCCAATAAGTTTAGCTTAGTCTTGAAAACACCAAGGTGTGTTGTTGGTTCGTCTCTAATACCTTTCCAAAAGGCAGTCGCAAACGAGTTTACTCGATCTAAATTATCTTCTTTGTCAATGTCAAAGATACCCTTACCTGTATGCTTCAGTGCAGAATGAGGACTCGTTTTGACGAAAGTATCACCAAATCCACCTCCAAAGGTATGTTCTCCGGCACTACTCTCTGTAATTTTAGTTTTTAATTCCTTAAAAGTTTTCATAATTCCTCCTGATCTTTAGTATATAGATCTTTTACATTCATGATAAGTTCTGCTAACTTTTTCTTAAATTTATCATTATGTTGCTGAAATCCACATTGGGTTCCCAAAATACTAGTGATTCTGTCCCTGTCGTATTTCTCTTGACTATCCATTTTCATGGTATCTTTATAAGATTCATGGATAAGTTCTACGGTTTCCCCAGTTAAAAGAAATTCTTTAATCAAGTCTCCCGTTTCGTTTATCATAGACGAGCAATATGAATTGTTCCCTATTCTATTTATTTGGTTGACGATGAAAATGGTTTCATTTAATTTGACAACCATTCCTGGTTTCAGTTGTCTTGGGGATATGTTTGTATTATACTTCATCTTCCCTGTTCCAATTCTTTTCTTATCCATAGAAGATCCGTTTTTATTTCAGCTAGATCAGATCGTATTTCCAACCGAAAAGATTCTGCTGTGTCTAATCTTGAATCTAAATCTTCTAACTCTTTTTCTATTGTATCTAATCTGTAAATGTATTGAGTGTCCTTAGATGCGGCAGCCCATACAAAATTTCCTATGGTCAAAAACCAGCCAACTAAAATTGCAATTATAACCAAATGGCTTTTAGCCTTATCTTTTGCTTCCTGTGTCATTTATTTTTCTTTCGCTTTTTCAATAAACGTTCGGGAATAGTCATATATGGAGTGTCCAAAATGTATCTCAGTAACAACTCATCGGTGCCTTCTTCTCCTGCACCATGTTCTTCTTTAATAGGGACTTTATTATCTCCCCTATTAGCAGATTTACTTCTTACTCTTGTGTTTGACTTACTGTTATTTAGGGGATTATGATCTTTATGATCTATATCTTTTCCGTCGCCTTTACTAACTTTTCCATTTTTTTCTGCTTCTCTACGAGCACCATTTCTTCCAGCACGTCTTTTCTTTTGCTTTTCTGTGCCATGATACTCATCGTATTCTTTTCTATAATTACGTTCTTTTCCTTCACTCAATCTAAGAGTAGAACTATCGTAATACTCAACATCCTTTTCCACATCAACATAGAATGTTTTATTTCCTACAGAAATCTTGGTAAAGTCACCATTAGAAATCGAACCAACCGCATCTAGATTAATATTTCTTATTATGATACTGTTTGCGGATAAATCGAACAAAGCAAGTAGTCCAACAAGAACAGATGGGTATTGACTCATGTGTTGTTCGAAAAATAATTTGGCATCATTTTGATCTTCCATTAAAGAAAAATATTCGTTTAAAGAAGGATATGGTTGCATTCCAACTGGATTTTTCTGTTTAGCTGCTGCTTCGTTTTCAGGTGGAGTTGTAGGTGCCGCTCCATTTACCAAAAGATCGTACATCTGATCGAATGGCGTTGTAGGGGAGGAAGGAGTAAGTCTTAATTTAACTTCAGTTTCACCAAGCAAACTATTAATTGTAATTTCTGTCAGTGGAGTAAATCTTAAATTTGTTCCATCTCTTGAACTACTCATCAATGTGTTTGCAACCGCAGGAGATCCCTCGTCAAATTTTCTTCTCCCTGTGAGAGATTGTATTACCAAAAACCTTTCTACTTTATCGTTAGATTGTAGTATAGATTCTATAGAAGAAATTAATTCTTTCTTTACATTTTCTCCATTTGACAAAACATATTTCTTTTGAATATTTTCTTTATTATCAAAATTGGTTGCAACATTAATTATTTTTTGTTTCAATTTATCAAGTTGCTTTTTTACTTTTTCATCTGATTCTAATGTCTCTACAAGTTCCTGTAGAGTGATCGAGAATAAAGCGTTAGCTTCTTCGTCTGTTATTATCTTTATCTTATCATGAATTATAGAAACTGTATAGACATTACCCTTTTCATCTTGAACTATTAAATCTGTGTTTGGAGTATCCACGTCTCCTACAACTTTTTTAAATTCTTTAGATACAGGGTAAGTCTCTTCTGCAGTCGTAACTGTAAAATTACCTTTTACCTTTTCGCCTATTTGTTGGTATGCTCTAATAGAAGCGTCCATTAGAGTTTGACTTTGACCAAAGAACTGACTGGCTGTAGATGGATCTACTTGCTTTCCTCCAGTACTGTTAGCAACCAATGATATACCTCTGGATAAGGACTCTGGTGCATGATCCCAGTCTGGGTAAGTAGAGTTTGTGTCTTTTCTTTCTACTCCATCTTTGGGATAATCATAATGATCACTTCTGACTATTTCTGTTTTTCCTCGTTTTTTCTTTTTAACAATACCCAATAGTCTATTGGATGTCTTTGATGCTTCAAATTCATCTTGAGTTGAGATTTCTTGTGCTACATTAGGAGTAACTTCTGGCTTTGGTGGTTGACCAGGTGCCTCACCATACAACAATTCATGTTTGTTTGAATTAAAATCAGATTTAGGAATCAAGCGTATTTTGCCATCTTGATTAGTCTTAACTATGATGACACGCTTCCACGGACTAGATCCTTCTGTCTCTTTTTTCCTGTCTACCTGTTTTCTAGCCTTATCTACTTCCTTCTGTCCACCACCTTTAGATCTGGCTTTCTGAACAGCTCTTTCCTTTTCGACTTGATTGGCTTTTGTGAACTCCAAAAGCTCACCCTCGAATGACGAGTCAATCCAGTTCTGATCTTCCATGAGTTTTATAGTTTTGTTTTTCATAAGAAATCCTGATAATAATTGATCTACTTTATGTATAATAAAAGGGGAGCAGGTTTCCCTGCTCCCCCAACATAATACTACTTAACCGGTAGGTAAAGGGTCTTTGCTGCTGGATCACCCCCCTTCGTGTGCAATAAAACAATTACCGGCGAAGTATTATTACTTCACTTATAATAAGTGTATAAATTGAACTTGGAGGAAGGAATTTCGAATTCAGTAAAACTTTTATTAAACATATTAGGTTTTCCCTTCATTCTTATTTAGGATAAATTACTTTTCATTCGGGTCTTTTTAGCAATTTATACCCTTTGTGTTGTTTTCTTTCACCACGCAAGGTTCCGTACATTGCTGCCTTATTTAGGTTATTTTCTCTGCAAAATCTAGAAAAAACCTCTATAAGTTCAATTTTCTTGTCTGGAGTCTCTACAACATATTTGTCAGTATTGTTAGAATAATCTACAGATTCCTGCCATTTTGTCGTTCTTCCAAATCTGTCATTTTGGACAAACTCCCCTCCAAACATTTCCACAAAGTTCTTTCTGTGAATAATTTTTCTGGCATCTTCATTAACCCTAACCCATGTAGGGGAATTTATTTTATTCACTTCTTCTTTTACAAACATTTCATTTCTCCATATCTTTTACTATTTTAAATAACATCTTACAAATATAATATGAATCTACAATATCGGTTGCTGGATTGTTGAGTGTTTTCATATTTAAGACACTTACTAAATTGACACCAGTTTCTTCTAAAAAAGATTCATACATTTCGGTTTTTCCTGCATTTCCCTTTCCAGTCGCATATTTCTTGACCGCAGATGGTGCTATAGTTTCTAATGGGACACCACGCTGATATAACTTATATTTCAAAACACCAGTATTTTCTGCTATATTGAACACCCTACCAGTAGCACCATAGGCATAATTTTCTATTGCTACTTGATCTGAAAAATCACACACCTCTACTGCCCATGATGAAATGCTGTCATATCTTTCCTCTTCTGAGTTATATTCCTCAAACGATTTTCCATAAAATCTACCCGAGAATACCTCAGAATATTTCTTTTTGTTGGACAAATAATGAAATATACAATTCGTATAGCTCCATTCATCTCCGACATGAATGCATATTGCAGGGGAAGTTAAACTATAATCAATACCAGATAATACCATAATATAAATATATAGACACCCCGTAGAGAGGTGTCTATATTAACAGTGGTGATCCAGCAATCTTTTCTGTATACACTATGTATATAAATTTTATCTTAATAAAATAGGGGTGTCTACAGTAGACACCCCTTCATTTATATATCTCAATCACCGAAATCTACACGATTCAATCGTTGAGTACGAACTGGACGGTCTACACCAACGGCACGAACACCATCATCCCAGAGTCCTGCGATAGATCGAGCACTCCAAGAAATCCCTCTAGCTGAATGTGGAAGAATTGCAAAAGCAATCAACCAAACTCCAACAGTTACACCAAAAACTCTCTTATTGAACCAACCACACGGACATTGATTTGCACAAGGTGCTTTACAATCATTTTTACTACTCATATCATTCTCCTTTATATTAATAATCAAAATTCTAACTGTAACTGAACTCTGGCAAGGTACTCACCCGAACTAGTGGAAACATTCCAACCAGTTTCGCCAGTGTTCCAACCCGCTGCAATTCCATTCAGTGCATAACCAAAGTCTGCACCAAGTTTCACATTAGCGTTAAAAAAGTAATTAAATCCACCAGTAATAATACTAAGCTGTTCAGATGTAGTATCAAGTTCACCGTACTGATATTCAACATATGGTTGAAGCTCTTTGGTGATATGATATCCTAACTGGCCAGTAGCACCCCACTGTCTACCATTGTCATATTCAGCAGAGACATAAGCACCGTCAAGAGTCAGATCACCCACGGAGATTCCCGCGTCGGCAGTCCAAGTCCAGTAAGTTACATCTTGCTGATTGTATGAAATGGCAGTTCCGAGGTTCAACCAGTTGAACACGTCCCAATCCAAACGTCCAGTGGCAGCGTAACCGTTTTGAACACCTGCACCATTTGCAGTATCAAAACCATCACTGTATGCCGCACTAGCAGTAAGTGGACCAAAATCATGAGACAACTGAACACCTTGAGAACGTCCTTGTCCAAAAGTACTGGAAACAACGGATCGTTCAATTCCGAGAATGTTAGTCTGGGAAACAAGAACTTCCTTCATGAAGGGAGTCTTGAACTGTCCAAACTTAAAGTTTACACTCTCAAAATCAGAGGATGCCCATGCATCCTTCAGCGAAAAGTCACTACCTTCGCTCCATTGTCCACTGACTTTGTAATTCCAGTTGTAAACCGAACCAGAAAGAATAATTCTGACACGAGGAACACTGAAACCGTAATTTGCATCGGTATCCGAACCGCTGCTGTATGAGTACCGAGTCTGCAAGAATCCACCAACATTTAATGTTGCAGGCAAATCGTTAGCAAACAAAGTACTTCTGGATGATGCGTCCATCATGACGTTATTTGTAATGTCTTCGATGGACGAGTAATCGTTAGCAGCAGCAACTCCGCTTACCGCTAATGATACAATAATAGCACTGATCTTTTTCATAATTTCTCCTTATGTTTATGATCATTTTGTCAAATCAACAATTTCACAGGAAGATCCAGAACACGCATAACTTTGTGTCCCAGTTGTGTTATCTTCCTTCTCATACTTACCCAAATCTAACCAATTCACTTCATTGGGCATTTTCTTCACTAAATTATCATAGTCTGCTTTACTGCATTCCTGATAAGGAGCTTGCTTGTATGTGTGATCACTGTGTGGAAGAAATGAAATACCAGAGATTTCATCAAAGTGATCATACACCCATCCACCAACTACTGGCCACTCTTCTTCTCTGACCGTAATAGTAACAGATGGTTTATGTTCGCACCACGATCTTTGATATACAAGCCACAGCTCCAATTGCTCTATTGCAGTCATCTCATTTCTAGTAACACACTTCTTGGGTGATTTTATAGGAAAAGAGAAAACTGTTACATGTTCTGGTTTCATTACATCTGCTTCGTAAGAAAATCCAGCATCTTTCATATAAGCACAAAGTGGATCTTTGTTATCTGCACGAACAGTTCTGATGTAATAGTCACTGTGTCTTGCGTGGATCCCTGAAGCGGCGTCTACGAGCTGTGAGACGGTTCCAGAAGGTTTTACACATGTTATAGCAACTGATTGGTTTATTCCAAGCTCATCAGCATGTTTTTTGTTTGTTTGTATCGCAATCTTTCGGAAAGATGTCAGTCTGTCCGACAAACCTTTCATATTCCGAGTGGTATTGCAGTCCATTATACCAGTCAACGAAACACCAAGAAGTCTCTCTTCTTCGCAGTTCTTTTTCCACTCACCAGATAAAAATCTAAAGTTCACCAAGGTAGATTGCCACGTACCGAGAATAGTGGCAAGTCTGACCTTTCTCTCCAGAGATTCTACGGTATCATCTTCTCTGACAACAACTTCAGTAAGATTACAGAACTCTTTATCTCTTAGAATAATCTCAGAGCAGGGATTAGTTCCAAACTCATGATCAATATTTCGTGTTGAATAACTTTCATCCATTTCCAGTCTAAAAGCATTAGATCTCTCAATTTGCTTTCTGGCAGCATCTCTATTAAAGATACCACGTTCACCGCTCTTGGACTTGTAAAGAGCTAACCACTCTTCCATGAAAATACCTGGCTCGGGCTTCTCTCTATAAGAAACAGAGTTATTTGCTAAAGCACGCTGTGGATCTGCTTCCCACCATGCTCCACTCTTTGCATCCCTCATACGCTCGTCTGTGAGCGATGACAGAGAGATTAGTGCGGACCTACGAACGCCTCCGACAACCACAATCTCTGCAATTTTACAGATGATATCGTGACATTCGATAGAAGTAAGTTTTCTACCAGACGCTCTTCGGAAGGAGGTAACTGTGAATTCAAACAACTCTTCAAGTGGTTCTGGTCCACTTGCTCGTCCTCCAAAAGTCTTAAGGCGTGCGCCGGCAGGACGAACTTTGCTCGTGTCCCATTTTGGAATTTGACCTCCAATGAGAAGGCTAAACAACTCTCTATACGCTTTCGCCCAACCCATTTTCGAATCCTGTACAACAATTGTCGTATCACTGTCTTCGAACTCCTCTGCTATCGTCGGCAGGGTTTTGATGAGTTCTCTTTCGACGGAAAAACCAACACCAGTTCCGCACATGAGAATATATAAAATCTCATCAAACGACTTGACTTTACCAGCACTCGCATACGAGCAATTATACCCTGCTACGTTATCTCGTTTGAGTGCATCTCCTGCTGTCATCAATGCTCTCATTGATGGCATTATTTCTAGGTTTAATACAGCTTCTTCTAATTCTCTCCTAAGTTCATCAGGTACATCGTGATTACAAGTTTCCTTTAGATGATCCACAAAAAAATCAAAATATCGAGATACAGTTTCGTTCCATGTTTCGCGTCTTCCCTCTTCTTCTAGCCATCTAGAGTATCGAGAAAGATGTATAAATGCTTGGTATAAAGAAGGAAGTTCTTTGCTCATGTAATAATGCTCCAATAACGTAATAATATAGGTGTTATTATATAGAAAAAAATATTAATGTCAATGTATTTTTATCGAGAAATATCTCGTGTTATTTCAAAAACACCGTTTAAAACAGTGCTAACATCAGAGACACCAGTAGCACCACCTAAAATTTTAGTTGACAGTTCTAAATCATAGAAGTGTCTACCTCTAGGCATTTTAGATGTGGTGGTTGCGTCTATTTCAATATAAACTGCGCCAGTAACACCATCATAGTTAAAGCTTATACCACCGGTAGTTCCCGTTGTACCGTCACCCCTAGAAAAATCACCACTAACACCAATACCAAACGCACCAGCAGGATGTTTATCAGTTACTTGACACACCATATTAGAACTAAGAGGTGATCTGCGTATCTGCATCTCTCCGGTATAACCAAGTCCAACTAAATCTATAGCAGTCCTAGAGGAATCTAAGTGATTGAACTGGAGAATAAAAGTATCTCCCTGAAAATGAACTATGTTATAATCGGTGCTCATAAAGCCATCTCCTAAATTCTAGTTACATTTCCGCTGACATCAATTCTACCGAATAATATTGTATCATTAATACCTGTGGTATTACTCAAAACTTGTATATCATACGGGTGTTTTCCTCTAGGAATAGAAGCAGAAGTATCAGAATCTATTTGTATTCTAATAGTTCCAGTAACACCAGAGTAATTTAGTTGAATTCCGCCAGTTAGTCCAGTGACACCAGAACCACTCGAAAAATCACCAGTGGTGCCTTTACCATAAGAACCTTGTGGATAATTTGTTGTCAACTCTGCAAGTAGCACATCAGAATGGGATGATCTCTTTAACTGCATACTCGCGGTATAACCAGCCAAATCAAAAGAAAGACCTCCTACAGTTCTAGCATAAAAATCTAATGTAAAAGTATCACCCTGAACTAAAGATATATCATATTCTGTTCTAGTTGTAGGTCTACTTGTGACATTTGTAATGCTAGAACCTACAGAGGTTTCACCACCAACCGGAACGGTAGATGTAGGAGCCGGTGTCTGATTATTGCTTGATTCTATTGTCATTTATTGCCCTAGTATATACACTATTTAGTAGTAAGACACTTCCAAGAAACTGGAAATAGAGGTGATATCAGCTTTCCTATTACTTTTGCATATTCACGAATTTCCCACTGAGCATGTTCATCAATCCTCTGTGAATAAAATCTGGCATATGCAGCAAGACTTCCTGTCCAATACCACTCGGTGTACATTCCTTGTGGTAAAACAAACCTTGCTTGTTCAGGTGCAACCCCACTCGATATAAGATCGTTGTATGTAATCATACAGCTTCTGATAACATTCTCATAGGTATGTTGAATATCTGGACTAATTTCTATAAAATCTTCCGATCCCTGTTTAGCACCATTTACTGGTTTACCTCTCCACTTAGGCTGATAAAACTCAGGTTCATATGAAACATACCTTCTACTGATTTCATTTTCTACAAAACCTTGTTTATGTTTAAAAAACTGTGTACGAATGGAAACAGGAGCTTTAATTCGTAAAGTAATCTGAGGGTGAGCAAACGGTGTCCAGTGCTTATATTCTGCAAGATATTTCAGCAAAGAAACATCCTTGTCTGATAACTTTTGTAAGTCTTCTTCGTGATAAACAGAACCAGATTGATCTAGTCGGTTTCGTGCATCCAAATCCGTTTCCCATTTAGTTTCTTTATTGAAAGAAACACGAGCGGCATTACATACCGTAAGATCTGTGCCCATGCTATCAATTAAATCTACTTTTCCTCTATCCAAAACATTCATACTTTACTCCACGAATTCAATTTCAAAGTTGCTTCCAACCCACTTACAGTATTATCATCAATTATTTTTTTAATTTCACTTACAGATCTAGTATAGATCATATCATTTATGTCTTTATCTGAAAGATGCTCTGGCCATATACAAACTTTATTTCCAGATTTTATAAGTTTTTCATTGTACGAAATAATCTGAGGATTTCTGGGTTCGTTATCCAACACATACACTAGTTCACTTCCATGAAATCTGGAGGGAATGTTGTCAATTGCACCAGCACCTACTATCGCTACAGAATTAGGAATAAACAAAGAGTCTAGTGGTCCCTCTACTACATAAATTCTTTTCTTAGGATTTGCTCTCCACAAACCATACCACAGTCTGTCTATGGATTTGTCTGCTTTTACTGTAATGTATCGTAACGTACTTCTGGCATTAACCTCACCCTTCATCGTTAAAACTCTTCCCTGAGCACCAACAACATCACCTTTCTTATTGAAGATAGGGATTATGAGACGTGGTTCATATGTTACATCGCTGTAGTCCGGATCTAATAGTTTTGCATACCTACCAAAATTATCCGTATAGTATAATACGTCCCAATTCTTTTTTGGTATTTTACGTAATTCTAAAAATTGAACCGCAACGTGATCATGAGGTAAATCTTTTATGCATGTTAGGGGTTTTAATAAATTTTGCTTCTTATTAAACTTAGGCTTCCTCATCAAGGACAACATTTCACTCTCTCCCATATACTTTTTCTTCGGTATATTTTTTTCTTTCCATATCTCTAGAGAATATTCCTTTAAGAGGGCTGGATTAATCTTTTCCATAAAACTATACAAGTCAGATGCATAACCACAGTTATGACATTTCACTAGGTATTTATTATTTTTTTCATAGAAATAAAAACGAGTTTTTGTTTTTTTCTTTTGCGAGTCACCGCAAATGGAACACCTGCAATTTGCTAACTTTTCTTTTTTCCACGCAAACCTATCCAGTTGGGTAGACAATATATCAATATATTTTTTATCGATGTGTGCAGGCAATGTTAGCTCCAGCTTTGAACACCATTGTTTGTTCGACTAAACTTTTCTTTGAATGAAACATCAAATCCAGATCCAGCTTTTTCTTCACTGCTTTGATTGGATTCTACCAAACCATTTTGCTCTTCTAGATCAACATCGTACAATTTCATTTTACTTCTGTTTATTCCTAGAATAAACTTTCTATTAGATGCAGCATCATTGTATCTATTTTTTAGTTGTTTCACCATAATCTGATTCATGGATTCCAACTCCTCAGTTGAAATCAAAGCGATCATGAAGTCGGCAGTAGCAGGAAGACCAAACGATTCACTTGTGTCCTCAAGTCCCATATCACTGTTATTAAAACCCTGTCGATTTACCTGTGTTGCAGAGAAAATAGGAACAGATCTCTCAACAGCTAAACCTCGAAGTTCCTCTGCAATTGCTTTGATGAATGTATATGAATTTGTATTTCCATTGTTCTTAAGTCTAGATGAAGTACAAATGTTTAGGTAATCAACAAAGATGATATCTGGTTTAAATTTCTTTTTTAACCAAAGCTCATCCAATAGATTACGGAAATGTACCACACTAGCAGAAGATGTAGGATACTCCTTAACAATCAACTTACCCTTTGCATGATCAGAAACTTTCTTTAACTTAGATTTGTAAACTTCTTTAGGTAGTTCTTTAATTTCGTCTATGGTAATATCAAACAGGTTTGCATCAATTCTTTCTGCAATTCTTTCCTCAGCCATTTCACATGTAATGTAAAGCACGTTCATGTTCTGAGAGAGACATCCTGCAGCATGGTGACACAGGAAGAGTGACTTACCAACACCAGTACCAGCCATGATGATGTTTAGTGTCTTCTGCGGAGTACCACCATTAGTAATTCGATTAAAGTAGTCCAAATCAAACGCTACTTTGTTTTCTACCTTATGATAAAAATCAAATCGATCATCTGCATCTTCGATATAATCATGTCCAATGTGGGCATCAAAAGACACCGACAGTGCTTCGGACAATATCTCTGGTATCGCATTTTCTGTCTTTGTGTCTGACTTTCCATCGATTATGTGAATAGATTCCATGATCGCATTGTAAACAGCTTTTTCTTTACAGTAGTTTTCTGTTTCAGATACTAACCAATTTTCATCTGTCTTTTCATCTACAGAAAGACCATCAATAAGACTTATACACCCATTATAGGTTTCCTCATTTAAATCATTACGCTTATCCAAGGAAATAACAATTGCCTCTTTTGTTGGGATAGAATTATATTCCTTGATAAATTCAGACACAATCCTAAATACAACTTTATCAGAAAAATTCTCAAAGTACCTCTCTTCTAAAAAGGGAAATACTTTACGAGAATATTTTTCATTGTATGCTAGGTTAGAAAGTATAACCTTAGTGAGATCACTCATCAATTTCGCTTTCTGGTGTTACTTCACCGTACATAAATTCTTTTCTTGCTGCCACATCCAATTGCTTCATAATATCTTCTGTGAAATACTTTGTTGGATCTTTATAGACATGCTTTTCAAAAGCTTTAGTACCATCAGGAAATTCATATCTGGTTGATACCTTCTTGATTATATCATATTTCTCTGCAAGAGTCAATAGTCCATAATAAGGATCTAGTCCAGTATCATAGTGTAGCATTACATCTACCATTGAATTTTCTTTTGTAAGCCTAGACTTATACAATTTACAATGGACGATATTACCAATAATATCAGTTCCCTCTTTTACCTTCTTCTTTGAGAGGTAGATAATAGAAGAAGCGGCATATTTAAGACCTGCACCACCACTCATTTCCTTTGTAGGGAACATAGAACCAACTGATGCATAGGTGTGGTTCGTCATTACCATAGGAATACCAGCAGCTCCCAGTTTGATTGTAAGAACTCTGAAAGTAGCCTTGATCACCTGAGCACGAGTCATGTCTCGTGTGGTCTTACCCTCTGCGGTATCATTCATTTCCTTTTCAGTCGAAAGCATTCCCAACGAATCCAACACAATCATCATTGGTTTCTTTTCTTTGCTCTCGTTGTACTTGTCAACAATACTGATTGCCTGATGTCTAAATTCTTCTACTGTAGATACAGGCATGACTGCAACTCGTTTGGGATCAATTCCCCTACCCCGTATCATATCAGAGGTTACAGCTTGTTCAGAATCAAAGTAAAGAACAACACCGTCAGGACGGTCACGCAAAAATTTAGAAACGATCCCAAGAGTAAAGTACGTTTTTCCTGTTGCAGACTCTCCGGCAATCGCAATAATCTTATTGTCTGGTATACCACCATACAAAGAACCACTAAGGATAGAATTAAAAATGTAACAACCAGTATCGACAAAACCACCGATGTCTGATCCTGCAACTCCGTCATCAACAATACTTGCATATTTATTCCCCGATTCTTTAACTAAATCATTTAAAAATTCCATTTATTCTCCTATTCGAATAATGCCTCTAATGTGTTTACTTTTTCCGCATTCCAACCAATAACATCCAGTATGTTTTTAAGTGGTTCTAGAAAACTAGTGTTGAATTGTTTTTCATAATTAATATATTGGTCCAATCCAAATTCTATAGGTATTGAACTCTTAAACGAAACGACTTGATCTCCTCTAGGACCAGAAACTGGATTTGGTTGTTTAAGATAGATAAATTTAACTTTATCTCCTTCATAGATAGTTTCATATTTTTTTGTCAATTTAAGTTGTTTAATTTTTCTATTATAGAGAAGAGCACCTTTAACTGCAATCGGAGTTCCCTTTGTGTAAATATCAGTTTTACATGAATACTTTGTAATACTAGAAACACCTCTAGGAAATGCTATGTCCTCTGGTGTGCTATTATAGAATTCATCTCTGAAATTTACAATCAAATTCTGGATAGTTTCTTCGTCTGTTGTAAGAATCAACCCAATACACTCTTTAAGTTTTGTTCTGACTATTGCAGGAGTTGAGCTTCGAGTAGTTTCAATTCCCATGATCTTTAACTTAGGCTTTTCATAACGAACTCCTTCGCTATCCCACACGTTAAGCATATATCTTTTCTTCGCAGTCCAGATACCACTCTCCGCAATAACTTCTCTGCCCATGTTCATCTTGTTTTTGTACGCAGACATCAAATCACAAAGTTCTTCGTATTTACTTTCAATGAATGGTATGATTATTTTCTCTGATGCTTTGTCGAGGAAGTTTGTGATTTTCTCCACATCATTTCCATTAGGAATAAACTTGTCCACAAGATTCCCAAGCCTAAGATAAACAGAATCGGTATCAGATGCCACAACATAGTCATAATTTTTAGTTCCAACATGATCATTTAAAAATCCATTTAGTTTATCTGCAATCCAACGAATACTTAACTGCCCTGAAGTAGTAATAGCTTCCGCCATATCTACATCATAGTAACGAAAATATTGATTACCAATCGCACCATAAGCAGAGTTCAATTGAATTTTTCTAACTAACTGAAAGTTATGATACTTAGTAATCTCATAATCCAAATCTGGATTATCTGGATCCTTCTCTTTTTGTTTCTGACACTCAATCATTTTTTGCTTGTACATACTACGTTCTTCATACATCGTTTCCATCAGTTCAGGAAGAAATCCATAGAAGTCTTTAGTATAACAAGTACCATTAGCTGCAACTGAATATCCCATAGATTTCATTTTCTCTATGTTTTCGTGACACTTCTTTGCATGAGGATCAGATGATCCTTTGAGAATATTATCAGGAGAAACTCCAAACGACATATCAGAATCTTCTTTGCGAAGAGTCTCTGGAGAGATGTTGTATTGCATGATCAAGTGTGGGTATAGTGAGTTCAAGTCAAACGATACAACCCACTCATGCCTTCCCACTATGGGATCTTTTACATATGCACCGACATACTGATCATTCTTTTGTCCTTGCTTCTTGGGTGGAATCACAATACCCTTATCTCTGAGGTAGTGGTAGATAATAGCATCCCAAGTTCTAACCTGAGAAAACACATCTTCATAATTCACCTTGGCTGCATATGCAAGTGCCATTGCAAGTTCAAGTAACTTTAACTTCTCTTCTAATTGCTGAATAAGAACAACGTCCTTGATGTTGTATTCGATGAACTTCTGGAAATCCTTTTTATAGAAGTCGCGTATTGAATCATACTCGGCGTAAGAAAGTTTACGCTCACCCAGCTCAACAAATGCAATGTGATCTAGTCTATAAGACTCCTGATTCACATAAGTAAATGTCTTATACAAATCAAAGTAATCTAAAATAGAAATACCAAGAATCTGATATACAAGATTCTTTTTTCCTTGCTTTTCAATATACTTATCACGCAATCTCTTCCAAGGAGAAAGACGCTTTGCGTGCTTTGGTTTCAGTACATGCTTAATTCTAGAAATCAAATAAGGAATATCAAAAAACTTAACATTCCATCCAGTTATGACGTGGGGTGGATCATTTTCCCACCATTCTATAAAAGCTAACAGAAGATCTTCTTCATTGTCAAAACAGTAAGAAAACACATTACGTTCAGAAGTTTTAAACTGTCCTAAACCAAAAACATGAGTTTTCCCCAACATAGAAACTGTAATTGCAATTACACGCTCTTCTGGATTTTCTACACTAGGAAATCCTCCGTCACATGTAGTTTCGATATCCATGTAACAGATAGGAATTTTACTCTGATCATATTCAACTTCTTTTGGAAAATAGTCTCCAATATATTGATAGACATAATCCGTATTACCATACACTGTAAAATTATCTACATTTGAATATGTGTTTACAAAATCCCTACACTCGTAAATACTACCGGGAACAAACGGTTCTACGTATTCTCCGTTAAGAGTTTTATAGTCAGTTTTATTCGACGATTTGACAAAGAGAGTAGGACGATAATGATCAACTCTTTTAATTTCTTCACCATTAGAAAATCCACGATATAAAATGCCATCACCAACGAGAGATACGTTGGTGTAGAAATTACGTTCCATATAGTCGCTCCTATTTTAGGACTATTATATCAGACAGATTCCATCGAGTCAACCAAATTGTCCTCGAATAGCATGAGTTGATCATCGAGAGAAGAGATTTCCTTGTCTTTGATAAATGCCGATAACAGCACCATATAGTTGATAACATCAACCACTGTATCGTTAAAACTTTCGTCTTTTACGTGCATTTTACCAGCGTCTATAAAAGAAGATAGTCTACTCATCTTATCTGTAATTCGTGTCATGAAACCTTGTTCTGTAGAACAGATTCCCATAGACTCTACTCTGGTAAAATTGGCAAATGGTTCTTTACCATCATTGCCTGCATAATCTCTATTTTTTAGACTCATTAAGTCCTTTGCATCCTTACAAAGTTCTTCATGATATTTCAGCAATTCATCGCGTGTCATATTATACTCCTGTTGATCCAAATCCGCCCTTGCGGTCTGTTTTATTTTTTGGTGCTTCTGTTTGTGCGTATGTAATATGGGAAATTATGTCATAAGGTTTCAATATCTCAACCTGAGCAATTCTATCTCCATGATTAATTTCAAAAGGTATATTTGTAGTATTATATAATGCAACATAAACTTCATTGCAATAATCAGAATCAATAATGCCCTCTGAATTTATTAGAGTAACTCCATGCTTCCATGCGTTTCCTGATCTAGGATGTAATCGTGCAGAAAACTCAACTGGAATGTCAAAAACCATACCTGTAGGTATCAATGCACGACATTTAGGTCCAAGCATAAATTTACAATTAGGAACATCACTGTCAAAGACGACATCTGCAGAACTTTCGTGTATTTGATTATATGCATCATACCATTTAATAGTTCTAATTATAGGTGGAATATCCTCTGGAGGAACAGCTCCTCGTAAATGAGCGTGAATGTCGAAACATGCCGATTCTGTTGTTGCTCTTTTTAGTGGTAATGTATTGGGATATAACTTATAAATCTTCATCGTCTCTGACATGAGTATAGGGTCTCCATAAACTTTGTTCTATAATTATAGATCAAAATTGTAAATTGTCAAGAAGTAATTACCTTCTAAACATTAATTATATAAAATCAACCGAATGCCTTTACAACAACTTTTCCATCCGCACCAGAATTACCCTGTACGCTTCCAGCAGTTGCGTGTTCTGATGCTCCACCACCAGCTCCACCACCGGGCGCAGACCCTGCATTTCCAGTTCCAGAACCAGAAGCATTTCCACCATTACCACCACTACCACCATTAGGAGAATCACCACCATCACCTCCATCATACGCGCCGCTTTGCTGTCTTTTCAATTCCGCAGCCCCGCTCGAGGGGTTACTTGGTGCGTTAGTATTTGTTATGTTTCCACCTGAGGCAACACCTCCAGCATGAGCGTTTGTAGGTACGGAAATAATATCTATTCCCGATCCTGGTCCTCCACCACCTGCACTTGGACCAGATAAATCTACTGCACTTCCGCCATCGGGAGTAATTGAATTCAAAGTAGTGTCTCCTCCAGCAGTGCCCGTACCACTAGGATGACGTATTCCACCTTCTCCAACAGTAAAATTTATAACGGCATCTTTAATTACACTAGTATTAAATATTCTATGTTTTACATAAGCACCACCACCTCCGCCTCCACCTCTGACGTGTACCGTAACACCTCTCTGACTTGTCGTCCCACCATCACCAGAACCACCACCACCACCAAACATCTCTATCTCAACATAAACAGTTCCCTCTGGAACCGTATAGTTTTGAGAACCGGTCGAGGTGATATTAGTAGTCGATAAGACTTGGTATGCTCTTGTACTCGCTGCTCTACTTGCACCAATCATGAGAAGTTCAATCCACCTACAAATCCAAAGATATTAGATCCCCCGTCCGTTGTTAGGAAGGAAAGAACATCGACACCAGATGAAGTTAGCGATGGTGCAACATCACTTGGCCATTTAATTGCAGAAGCAAACGTTACTGTCGCAGATCCTCCATTTGTAATCACGAGAGTTACAGTCCCCGCTTTACCAGATGCAGGTGGGTTTGTGAAACTAAACTCACAGTTACCGTTAACAGTTACAGTTTGTACATTACCGTTCTCAAAGTTAACTGCGGTATTACCTGTAATAGTTCCAATGGCATTTACGTGTTCAGAATAGTCTTTAAGGTTTGATCTAGAAACATCATTATCTAAAAAGTTTGTGGTTCCCTCTACTGCTAGATTGCCATCACAAGAAATACCGTTTGTAGATATAGTTCCATTTACATCAAGTTTCTGCTGAGGATCAGTTGTTCCAATACCAACGTTACCATCAGGATCAATTGTCATTCTTGCAGTATTGGCAGTTGCAAACTGAATACCGTGGGTATGGTTGCCCGCACTACCGTCTGCTTCGATATAGAACATGTTCGATTCAGCACCCGAGAACTGTGATCCATCATCACCGAGAAGACCAATACTAGCACTAATAACTCCACCATCTTGTTCTAGTCGAATTAGTGGGTTATCATTCTCGTTGTTGTTGTCAGTATCTGCTTTAACTGTTAGAGCAATATCACCACTGTCTGTTACTAGCGTTACATTATTAGTGAATGTTGCACCAGCAGCATCAAGATCACCTAAAGTTTCAATCTTACCATCAGTAAATGTGACACCATCTATAGTTGTTTCTGTGGCGGTTAAGTCAAGACCTGTATGATCACCAGCAGTTAATCTGAGTCGATTTGAGTCAAATCGCAAATGAGTGTCGCTATCGTTGATGTGAGTAAGGAACTGATTAATTTGCAAAGAATAAATGGGTATTCTAATTAATCCATTCGTCTTATTGAAAGAAGCAACTGCCACACCTTCTTGGAAAAAGTTAGCATATGCCTGATCTAACTTAAGATCCCTAGCAATGGTTAAAGTTCCTCCAGAGTAAACTTCTCCTCCAAATGTAGCACCACCTTCAACAGTGATACCCACCGGCACATTAACTCCAGTTCCAGTTATACTAGCCTGTGTAATACCACCTGCAACAAAATTCATAGTATTGCCGTCAGCAAAATTCACATAGGTGTCTGTATCATTCTTTGATCCTAGAACACCACCACCTAGAATATTAACTATAGGAGCATCCAGTTTTATCCGAGTTGCAGCGTTTGCAATTATTTCACTGTGAGAATCTCTAATGCTTATATCAGTGAGATTTCCATCACTGCCAACATCACCTATTGCTACATTTAAACCACTCTGAATGTCAAAAACAGTTTGTCCAGAAGAATTTAAAATATTATGATTACCACTAAATGTTATGTCACCATCAAAAGTCGCACCACCTTTGGAGGTTATTCCAGCAACAGGTAAGATCAGTGCATTTGTAGTAACATCTCCGGTAAGACCATTAAATGAATCTACAAGAGCATCTCCAGTGTGACCATGTGTATCGCCCGATGCAACTTGTCTGTCCCAGGCGTAACCATTCCACGTCCATTTACTAGTTCCAATGGTGTGTACACTTACGTTCGCTATTAATCCTTCTGTCGGAAATGCCATTTATATCTCCTAAGTCTCTACCCAATTATCATCTAATCTTGTGTAAAGAATACCTGTATCAGTATTTAGGTGAAAATCTCCTGTAGCATAAGTCCCGGTAGCAACATCTGCAGAAACTCCAGAAAATAATCTAGGAACTTTACTCAGTCTAATAGAAACCCATCTACCATCATCTCTATACTCCCAATGATCTCCTGTAAAGTTTATACTGTCCGAAGATCTTTTCTTTATTATTCCATCAAGTAAAATACCAACACCACCACCACCGGAGGATGCAGCATTAATAAACTTATTCATTAATTGAGAATTAATTTGTGGATCGTTACTGAGCAATTTCTCAAAGAATTTTTTATCAAGAGAAAACTCTTGTCTGTCTGGATTGTAAACAAGAGGATATTTCGAAGAAATTAAACCAGGATCTCCTTCATCCCCCTTGTCACCTTTATCCCCTTTAGGACCAATAGGACCCATCACACCGTCAATACCGCGGTCTCCTTGAATGCCGATATCACCCTTTGATCCCTTAGTTCCTTGTTCACCTTGAGGTCCTACAGGACCTTGATTTCCGATATCTCCCTTTTCACCCTGATCACCCTTTTCACCTTTGTCTCCTCGATCACCCTTTTCGCCACGAGGACCCATTTTACCGTCAACACCAGAAGGACCAGCGACACCCGGTTCTCCTTTGTCTCCCTTTGAACCTACTTCACCATTAACACCGTCTCTACCATCTTTACCATCTACACCGTCAACACCATCCTTACCATCAATCCCATCTTTTCCATCTACACCATCTTTACCCGGAGGACCAATAGGACCCTCTGGACCTATAGGACCGGGAGCACCATCGTCACCAACTGGTCCTATAGGACCTGGAAGACCTTGAACACCCTGTTCTCCCTTATCTCCCATAGGACCTTGAGGTCCAACCACTTGCTCTGTAACTACAGGGCTAACTGGTTCATGTTGAATATCATCATCTTGAATTACACGCTGCAAGTTTTCATTTATCTTTTTCCTGCTGCCGCGTATTTCGTACACTTCGTTATTAACCTCTAAGAATATCTTAGATAGTCCATGATCCAAAGAGATAGTTCGATCAACCTCTTCTAGAAAACTTTCTCTGTATATTTGTGATGATTTTAAATTTTCAATTTCAGGACCTGTCCATGCATATTCATTGCATCTTATGGACTCGTCATATGGAGAAAAATATTCATTAAAATCTTCTTTTTTAGAAACTACTTTTATTACTCGGTGATCCTCAGTTTCTAAATTTACCCCATTAGTAAATGAAGAGAATCCACCAGAATAATTACTCAATTCAACTATGTCATCATGAGTATCATTAGTATTTTCTAATACTAGATTTTTTGTTAAATCAGAATTTATATCTTTTTTTAATATCCATTTTTTCATAGAATGTCCCAGATTATTATTCACATTACTGATATAAAATAAGATATACTATTATTTATACTTTTTGTTTCTTTCTAGATTTGTACGTCTTCTTAGGAGTTTTCTTTTTATTTTGAGATTCCATTTGCTTTTTTCTCTCTTTTATTTGTTCCAATACTTGCTCGTATGATTTTTTATTGTCATGGATTCTTTGCTTGTGTTCTATTGGCAAAATTCCCGGATCAAATGACAACAACTTGTTACAAGCTTGAAGTCCGACTTCAGGAAACCCTGCATAAAAAGCAGTAGCGGCAACTTCATCAAGAACAGCCCAACTATAGACATCATTTTGTATGAATAGTATGTCATGTTCTGGATAAGGAATCTCTGCTGCCATTCTAGCATAAAGATATGCGGTTGCATTCTTGTCTTTCATTCTATACAATCTTGATAAAAACCACAGAGGTTCTGCTCTACTAGGTCTGTGATTGAAACAATCAAGAAATGCTTGTGCTGTCTCTTCTGTTGACCGTTCCAACATTCCTTTTAATATAGCAACTCTCAAAAGAGAATAATAAACTTCCTCTGGCCATCCACCAAGTTCAACTCTAGCCTCATACGCATCCAGTGCTTTTTGCCATTGTTGAGAATCAAAATAACTTTGTGCAAGATAGAACCGATATCTTTCATTTTTGGGTTCATCTACAAGTGCAGCCTCTAGAGTTTCTGCATCTCTTTTGTACTTATCAATTGGATTTACTCCAACATTTCTAGCACCTTCAGTTCTAGCAATAACTCTATAATCACCCGTTATTTTACCAAAATTCATTTCTTCTCTTGGTTTACTAGTACAGTCTGCATATTCATGAAGAACACCGATATAATTCCAATCGTGTTCTAATTTAAATATTTGATTTCTCCACCAACCAAATTCTGCTCTACCCATACTAATTGCATATGCATCGGCATCCATCACATCAGGATATTTAAAGTTACCTTGCATATAATCATCTGCGTCAATTACCCACGCATAGTCAGCATCTGATTTTTGTGCATTACGCAAAGATTCTGTCCTTGAACCAGTTTTACCATTATGATCACCAAAACCCTTCCAATCAGACTGGTGTACTTCACCGGGAATATTTAACTCTTCCATAGTCTTCTTAATTAGATCTTGTGTACCATCAGTGGATCCAGTATCTGTAATATCATAGCGATCAATATACTTAGCCATTGATTTTAGACATTGATCTATAATATGCGTTTCATCTTTGACAATCATGCATAATGTAACGGTTGGTCGGCTCATAATAACTCCATAATCCAAGTTTGTAAATCTACTTTAGGAATCCATCCCAATTTATTCGAAATTTTATCAATTATTGCTTGGGTAGCAAAAACTTCTCCTGATCTCTCTTTTATATATGAGCTATTATCTGAAATCATTTTAGAAATTTCATTTATAGAATAACTTACACCAGATCCAACATTAAATAATTCACCTGAAATTTTATTTTTTTCTGCTGATGATATATTAGCCGAAACAACATCAGAAACATGAATAAAATCTCTTCTTTGTTTTCCAGTTCCGGTTATAGTTAAAGGCAACCCCTGTTTTTTTTGTTTGAGGAACAAACCCAGTACTGGAGCATAATTACCAGTACTATGTTGACGGTTTCCATATACATTAAAGTATCGTAAAATAGTTGTATGTAGTCCATATAATTTAGAGTACATTCTACACAAATCTTCACCTGCATATTTGGAACAAGCATATGGATTTAGTGTAGGAAGAACTTCAGACTCTTCACTTTGAACCATAAATTTACATTTGTAAATAGCAGAGGTAGAAGAAAATATAAAGTTTTTAACTTGATTATTTTTCGCTGCTTCTAAAACATTAATCATTGCTGATACATTAGTTTCATAACAATGAACTGGATTTTCTATAGCATCCTGTATGCTAACATCAGCAGCCATATGAAATACATAATCAACACCCACCATCAATTCATTTACAAGTTTAGAATCAGAAATATCACCAATATAGTTATTGGCTAATTTATTCCAATGTCCATTTTCATTAATATCTAAACAAACAGTATCATATCCATCTCTCATCAACCTATCTACTAAGTTACTACCAATAAAGCCAGCAGCACCAGTCACAAGAACCTTTTTCATTACAAACTCCTAAAGTAAGTTTCCGAACTTACATTTTTATCATCAATAAACAAATCATATGCAGGCTTATTCAAGTGAAGTTCGTGGTATTTTACTCCCCACTCTTTAAACTGATTCTCTGTAACTTCTCGCCAGTCAATTCCAGTTATTACACCTCTTGATGTCCAATAAACAATTACATTTCCTTCATCATATAGCTCATTTATTCTGTCAATCCGTTTTTTAATAGGGATTGAATTTATATAATTTCTATCATCAGGAGACTCACAAATAGTTTCATCTATATCAACATAAATTATCATAATAGACTAATACCAATCTTTCTATCGAATAAATTCAATTTATTAATTTCAGTATCCATATATTTGGAGTCATTTAACACATGTGTAGTAGAAACCTCTTCAATTACACATCCGTTTTTACTTCTAAAAGAATGTTCTGCTTTTCTAGAAATAATTTTTGGGACACCAAGTTCAAGAGGAACATCTCTACCATTCAAATTTAAGATACAGTCTCCATACAACAATTCAAACGCCTCCTCCTTTTGAATGTGGTGGTGAATTGGATGTGACTGCTCAGGAAAAACAATAATTATTTTTTTACAATATTCCCTATTCACCTTATCAATTATCAAAGCACCCGTTTCAAAAAATCTTTCTAATCCATAGTGACAAGATATTTCTACTTTATCTTTTTCTGATATTTTTATCTTAGATTCATCTAATATTTTTAATGCTTTCCTTTTAATATCTGAGATAATGACTTCTTTATCAACAGATACAAAGTCTTTTGTATAAACACCAGAATCGAGTTCGATATCATTTGTCGAAACACTTCCGATTACTTCATATAGGTGAGAAGCATCCATTTGGTTTTCTTGAGTTGGCATTGCAAAATACAAATCGTCTCGGTGTATAAGCTCCCCTGCTTTAATTTTTCTGTTGACATACATGCCTCTTTTAAGACTTCTAAGTGAATCCTTTTCTTCAGTTGAAACTCCGCTTATAGAAGACTGCAATCTCTGTACTTTAACAACTAAATCTTCAGCTTGTTCTGGATTGACACTATATTTATTCAGTGATATTTCATCCGTTGGAACACCTACATGCTTTTCTATAATACTACATCCCATAGAAACTGCAAATGGCACCAAGGAATCTTCATCTGGAGACTCATGTGTAGAAAAACCTATTTCTATATCATGAAATTCTTCTTGTAACATCCTAATTCTGTTTAGATTAGATTTTTCTACTGGTGTTGGATATTCTCCAACACAATGCATAAATGCAAAGTCTCTATCATTTTTCTTAAACAGATTGTATACTTTCTTCAGTAAATCGAACTCTGCTCCAGCAGTCGATATAATAATTTTTTTGTTTATCTTACAAACTTCTTCTAATAAAGGCCAGTCATCTATAGAGCAACTAGCAATCTTAATAACATCAATGTCTAGACTATTCATCCAACACAGAGATTCATTATCAAATGGTGTAGCCATAGTTTTCATACCAGAGTTTCTAATATGATCTACGATTTCACTAAACTGCTCGTATGATAATTTTGTTTCGTTGAACCTCTTAACGTATTTTAAATCTGATTTTTGATAGTCTTTGTGTATAAAACTTTCCAGTTGTCTAAACTGTAGTTTTATAGCAGACGATAATTTATACTTTTTAGATAATTTAGCAAAATCATCTACTATATTCTTTGCATGAGAAACACATCCCATGTGATTATTAGCCATTTCAAAAACGTAAAACATTTAACTGTTCCTTTTAGTTAAATTTTCCATATCAAAGGGAGTGTCTATATCTAGAGCATGTTTTATTGGAAAATATAAAGTATCTTCATTATATAAATTCAAGTTTAAGTTTGGTAGCTCACTACACTCAAACATAGAGACAAACCAAGAAATTCTAAAACACTTTGGATAATCTTGTCTCCTGTATAAGTCATGACAAACAATCTGTTTACCCATGTTGTCCTCTAGTTCAAATGCACATAAATATGGGTGATCTTTTACAATTTCTTCTCTACATAGTAAACTTTTTGATTTTTTATTCTTATACCAATCATAAATTGCCAGAATATCAGACCAAGATCTTTCTGGATATGTTAGGTACATCATTACAATAGTTCCTGTTAATCCATAATCATCAATAACCTCTTTTAAACATTCTGTAGTAGAAGCAGTATTAGTTGCACTATTTTCACTTCTTCTATGAACTCTAGTTCCACAATCCAATCCCATAGATTCTATTAAATCATCATTAGTAGTTATAATTGTATTGGATATTAAATATTCTTTGGGTATAACCGAAATAGTATTTTCAAGTAGTAATCTATTTTTAAAAGGGATTTCTTGTGAATCTCTTCTGGCTGGTATAATAAAAGTACAATTCATTTTAATTCTATTCTACAAATTTAACATTATAAAGTTTTCGTAATATATCTTCTTCTATATCAATTTGATGGGTACTAAATGGCTTATTTACTTTTTCATAATAATGATCATGATTATCTTGTCTGAAAAAGTCAAACCCATAGCAACTAACCTCATCAAATTCTTTGGAAGCAATAACAATAGCACAAAAGCCGGATGTCAATGAATCAATTTTATCTTTGTATTTCAAAACATAATCAGGAACTATAGCCATGTCATTATTGATTATTTTTTTTATATTTTTTAGTCCCTCTGAATTAGCATCTTTCAAATATAAAAATTCATTATCTTCAATCAATTGACTTATTTTTATACTTTCCCATTTTTCAAATTCGGATGTGTAGTGATCCAACATAGCATTAAAATCAACCATAGAAGAAAGAACATGAGTATTAAGAACTCTCTTGTCTGTTCTAGAACCCACATGTTTTTCGTATCCACGAACTACAGCTCGGTTACATCTAATTACACAATCATACGAATCGATTTCTTCGCCATATAAGTTATCAAGAATTGAAGGTCCACTTCCAACTACAGCACATTTACTTTTTTCCATGATACAATCCAATCAAATATTAAGAGCCATTAGTTCTTGTAAAATGTTCTGGTATTGGTTCTGTATAGTTCATCTTGTGATCTCTGCTAGAAAAACAGTAAAGAAGTGAATCATTTGGAATTGTCTCAATAAATTCTCCAGCACTATTTTTAAATCCAAGAGAGAATGAATCTGCATATTCTAAATATGTGTCACCTACATTAATAGATTCCCATTTCCTAGACTTTCTTGTTTTTGTTCCCATACCATGAATATTAAACCCGTTGGATTTATAGAATTCATAATATAAAGCAGGACTAATCGAATAATACCCTCTACCGTAAAACCCAGACAAATTTGAAGTATGAAATACACAACCATTATCTTTTAGCATATTTGTTATATTTTCAAGAACCATTGCAATGTTAAAACAACAATATAATGTCCCGGAATCTATCACCCAGTCATACTTATTGTGAAATTCTGAAGGAATTGGTTCATTTAGATTTAACTTATTGGTAGGATTTCCATTTATATCAAATGTTTCTACTTCAGAAAATCCCAAGACATCAAAATTTCCATTTATAGCACAATCTCCTAGAATTGCACATACATTTCCATCGGAAAATTGTTTTCTATAAGACTGCAAAAGACTAAAATCTTCTGGTTCAATTGCCACTATAATATTCCTCTAGTTTAACTTTCAAGAAATCAGTATCTGCTGAGACTATTTTTACATTTTCTGGAATCTCTTCATCGTTTTTTTCAACAGAAATTGGATTATAATCTACGGTATTATTATAATCATGATAAGAACAAAATGCATCAGATAAATCTTGCAATTTCACATTAAAACATTCATCTACTGAAATTATACCAGAAGAATCTATATTGTCAAGAATAGTTTTAGACATTTCAGTTACCATAATAAAATACCTAGAAGGATTATTTACATTAACCCCAATTGGTTCTGAGTTTATCCTTTTAGTTTCCCATATGTCCAGTACACTCCCCGTAGAAAAGAAAAAATTAACTCCTTGTATCAAAGAATATCCGTTTTCTAACATAGCCTTTTCCATTAGTAGTTTACTAGATCCATAAACGCTAGTTGGACTTATGGCTTTATCTGTGCTAACAGCAACTATATTTGTTATTTCTAAATCATTTGCTATTTCTATTAAATTCAAACTACCAATTACATTTGTTTTAATTGTTTTAGTTGGATTGCTCTCACATAGACCTATGTGTTTCATTGCAGCACAATGAATTATGTGTGTTATATTATTTTCTCTTATAACTTTTCTTAAACTAGAATAATCAGTAGATATATCCAAACAATATGTCTTAACTCCTGGAACATTTTCTTGAAATTTTTTATCTCTAGTTTCTGAGTGTGAAATTCCAACACAATTTATTTTTCTAGAAACACAATCCTTTGCAATTTGTGTTCCTAAAAATCCAGTAATTCCTGTCACTAAAACATTCATAATATATTACTCCTAAAAGGTAAAATTAGTTCCTGCGGGTATTTCCATTTCATCTATTACGTCTTTAAATGAAGAAAATGATTTCTCATCCCTGAAATATATACCTTCAACACAACTATCCCAAGATGCATACCCATTCCTATGCTCTTCTTTATTTATAGAGTCATAGCAATCGAGCATACTCGCTTTCACAGAGCAATCAACCTTAAACCTAGCATAAATTTGAAATGGGTAATTAAGAACCTGTGATAAAGTTATTAAATGAGTATTTGCTAAACGTTTCATGTGTGGTAATACAGAATTCATACTTAATGGCAATGAAATAGTACTGAAGAAAGCAAACTTAGGTTGTGTCCTGTTGAGATAATTAAAAAGTTCTATATGCTGTACGTGATTATGTTCATCACCAAACGGAGAATGTGTTACTACCAGATCAATATCTTCACTAGTTAGTCCAATATCATTTAAACATTTTAAAAAAGTTTCTTCTATTCCTGAAAGAGATATTCCACCTCTAGTGGGAATTTCAATATCACCAACGGACCATTTTTTTATGCCGATAGTATCCATGACACTTTTAAATTCAGAATAACGAAACTCATGATTCCTACCAGTCACACAAATAACAGAAGGTTCTGCTGATTTACTTTGATTTAAAAAATGTAAAAGTCCTCCAACCCATAAACTCTCGTCATCTGGATGAGCAACTACAAATACTACATTATTCATTTATTTTTTTCCAATATAATAGAAAAGTTTTCTTTATTCATATTAAACTTTAGTATCGAATATCCAAAGACATCAGCATGTTTTTCGTAAAAATCATACCACTCAGTACAAGTTTTAATATTTATATGTGCTCCTTTGTACTTGTACTTATCATTACGCAGATATGTATCCACAAATGCATTTGATATAGCAGTTTCATATAGTACATATTTTTTGCTAACTCGCACAGCTTCTTTTAAACAATCAATTTCCCATTCTACAGGAATATGTTCCATTCCATCAGTATGCTGAACCAGTTCAAAACTATTATCATCAAAAATACTCAAATCCATTGCATTGCATACAAATACTTTATCTGAAAAATCAGGAAAATTCTTCTTTAGAAGAGAAACAAATACATCGGATATATCGATGCCAAACACATCTACATTTTCGAATGTCCCAACCCATGACATTACACCTCCAGGTCCACTTCCAATATCTAAAACTTTATTAGGTTGCACTTCGCAGACTAAATCATCTTTATTTGAAAAATTGTTTAGAATTTCTAAATACATTTCTGAAACATCTCCCAAAGATTTAGTCAATCTATCAATTGCAGTAGATCTTTCTGTGTCGGAGCCGTATCCTTGAGATTCAACCAAGTAATTATACTTGATGGTTTCTTGTTGTTCTAACTTAAATTCCATGTGTTAAACTTTCATAAAAAGTATTAAAATTTTCAAACTTCATAGCATGTCCATGACCATGACGACTATCCACCCAAGGTAAATCCGTATAATGTGCTGGCAATCTACTAACTAAATCATCAGTATTTATTAATTCACCATTGAAGATCATATTATGTTTTGCATATAGTTTGTTAAAATACCCTTTTAATTTTATGATTGATTCATCACTTAATAGATCAGATTCTATCTCTTCCATATTCATTTTAAAATTATCATAAGATTCTACCGCATCTATTAAAGTTAAATGTGCATCTTGATATGAATCAAATAACAATGAATTTGTTTCGTTTAAAAAATCTTGTCCACTTCCTTTTTGACCTTTCCAAATTACTACCGGAACACCACACAAAAGGGATTCGGGTATGACACCGGGAAAACCTTCCGTCATAGAATATAAAGTAGAAATCTTAGATGATTGATAGAAAAATGCTAGTTGTTTTTTTGACAATCCTTTAAACTCTAAGTCTTTACCCAATCTCATGAGAGTAAACATATCTCTCTCTTCTGGACTGAACATTTCATAATAAACATCTGCTATATCAGTAAAATGATCCTGTGTCGTTTCTTCTTCCCGAGAAGCACAAACTAAAAGTATATTGTACTTTTTACCCATATCATATATTTTTCTTATACTAACAAAAAAAGATCTTAATTCTTTAACATTACCATTTCTAGAAATGTTTATTATATCCCAATACTTAGGGTAATTAGTTTTAGAAAAGAATTTATTGGAAGTAAAATTTCCGCTGGCCATAGGTATTTCAAATACATTCGGATAATTCATATAAACATCAGTTACTGATCTTCTGCCCATATAAAAATCACAAAAAGAAGGATTTCTTCCATATGAAAATCCTCCATAATGAACTCCAATAAAATATTTATCTTTAAGTTCAGAAATCATCGAATGTGTTTTTTGATCCGAAATAATATAATCAACCTCTAAGTGAGTCAATACTATTATTCCTTTATTTCCATTGTCTGGTTTTTTAAATAAATGCGCCATTAATTATCTTTCTGTATTTTTATGCGATTCACCCTAGTGGTCTATTGTGAACATATATGGCTGTTCTAGTTTCGCCTTCATTCTTTATATCACCACCCGCATGGAAAACATCAGTATCAATTGCAACTAGATCCCCAAGATCACATTCCACATAAACCGCATCCTCTTCATTAACCGTAACCATCTCCGAAGGAAAATCTACCAGTCGATGAGGCATTCCACCCTGAATACCCTTCTTATCTGTTTTCCACATCCACTCTTCTCTTATCTTCTTACCTACTTCTCTACTACCGGGAATGACTTTCAATGCTCCATTTTCTGGTGTAGTTTTAGTAAGGAAGGTTGCATATTTAAATGATTCATATGGATCAACATGCATCCACGATTGTCTACCCAATTCATCTTCTTCTACTTTGCCAATTTCTCTTGAACTAAAAGTTTGTAAAAACTTATTACAGTTTCCACCATAATATTCATCTACTTGATTTGCCAAAGTTGCATCATTAAAAATTAACTGCGTTAAAACAGGAGTATTTTGATAAAAAGAGGAACTTATTCTAAGACCCTTTCCGGGAGGAAAGTCTTTTTCTAATTTAAGATTTCCACCATCACAATATCCAGTACATCCATCCTGAACATACTCATACAACGAATCAAATTCATCTTTCAGTTTTTTAGACTCTTCAATAGAAAAATAGTTTTTAATAATACAGAAACCATATTTTTTTACTGTTTCTGCAATTTTGTCAGAATCTTTCTTTTCTAAAATATATTCTTTCATTCCATATCACCCTTTAATTTTTTATATTGATTAAAATCATGAATATAATCCGATTGATTATATTCTGTGTTAGATAAAACCAAAAGAACCGTATCTTCGGTAGTATATACTTGCTCATCCCAGATCATTTCTGGAATATATAAAGCTTGCTGTGGAGATTCTAATAAGTAGCTTACTTCTTTGTTTTCGTCTTTACAGATAACTTTAACTTTTCCTGATAAACAAATCAATAATTGTTTAGTCTGGATGTGTGCATGTTTTCCTCGTATTTTGTTATTTGCAACTCCATACACGTAAAATACTCGTTTTATATCAAAAGGAATATCCTTTCCCGACTCGATAGGACATAGAATACCACTTTCATTTAATATTGCATTTGTATTATAAAAACTAACATCATCAACAGAAGTACACATTTCATCTCCAATATTCTTTCACTTTACATATTATATAGTCTGTTTCATCAGATGTCAACATGTGATGTAGAGGAATTGATATAGTCTCCTTAGAGGGTATTGTTACCTTTTCATTGAAGAAATATTCTTCTTGAGTAGGATTACATTCAGAAAATATAGGATTTAGATGTTGTGGTGTATAATGAATTCCACAAACAATTCCTTTATTTTTAAAATATTCCAATGCATCTGTATTGTCTTTCACATTTATTCTATACAGATGTCTACTTGTGTTATGTAGTCCTAACTCTTTATTGTATTTTTCTCTAACCTCATCTATTTTTTCGTATTTGCTATCGAGATTTTTTAGATTTCTAGAAGCAATAGTGGCTTGCATAGTAGACATGTAAGCCTTGAATCCAACTTGCTTCTGGACTCGGTTCCAAGAATCATCTGAATAATCCATACCATAAAAAGAAAGGCTCTTCAAGTCATCAATCTTTTTTTTGTCATCAGAAACAACAATACCACCATCCAAAGACGAGAGAGGTTTTGTTGGATAAAAAGAAAATACCATTAGACCATTTCCAAACTTATGATCCCACAGATGATTCCTATATTGATCTCTGTCAAGTTGCTGTGCAGAGTCAATAACTCCATCACATAATTTGTATGCACCACCAACCCAGTCTGTATTAGAATTAAATTCTATGTTGACACCAGCATCAACCAATGCATTAGGAACCACAGGAGGGATCATAGATGGAATTGTCATATTATCTGGAGTTATACAAACACTACTCTTCATTATTGCATAAAGTGCATATGAAGCACTAAAAAATGAAGCAGCGTATTTTGCACCAACATACTCGCAAATTTCTTGTTCAAAATCTTTTACAATTTGTCCATGAAGTAGGTGATCAAACTCAGAGGTATCTATTGTGTGGTTATCGAACTCAAATAAATTAATCACTAGTAAATTCCATCAAACAAATCCAAGTGTAGTCAAGAAGTTCATTAATAATCGTATCATCATTAAAATAATTAAATTCAAAATGTGGTTCTGGTGTTTTATAGTTGTCTCCAGAATCACCCCATCTAGTCACATCAATTTTATATATTGGAGATAGTTCTTCGTAATGAATAATTGCATTTTCAAGACTAGACTTTACATCATCATCGAAAACATGCCATTGTCTATTTCCAGCTATATCAATAACATATTTATCGGACTCTAGAATTTTTTTAGGAGTAATACAATCACCCTGATTTGGTGGATAATTATCCTCATCTATTACATATTTAAAACTTGAATTTGATATAAAATCTATTCTTGTATTAAAATCTACATGATCATCCAAAAAAAGAAGAGTATTTTCGGAGTTGTACTCCGGATTTTTTTCGAAGAAATCAACCCAATCATATTTTGTAATGTCATGGTGATAATAATCAACTTTATCTGATATAAAACGTCTCCAACCCAAAGCGATATCAAAAGAAATAATTTTAGCATCAGGACAGACTTTCTCCATGAACCAAGTTCCTTGTCCGTGCCAAATACCACTTTCCACAATAAGTTTAGGATTTAATTTTTTTAATACTAGATATAAGTTAAACAAGTGAGGGATTTTCATACCTCCTTGATTATTTCTAATCGGTCTTTCTTTATATAAAGATAAAAAATCATTCATAAAATCAATTTTTTCTTCGGTTGTAAAATCTATAATTTTTTTATCTAATATTTTCATGATTAATTCCTAGTTAATTCTAAATCAAAAACATCTTCATATAAGTTTGTATAGTCAACAGTGTAATTATTATCGGTTATAGTTCTAAACAAGTCATCTGAATTATGAAAAAACTTGTAGGTCATAATATCATATGCCGCATATTCTTCGGAATAAGATTTATTATTTGTCAATCTAACTCTTTGTATCAGCAATCTTTTGGGTTTTAACTTTAATAAAGTCTCCAAAGCTTCATTACCATCTGGAAGCACGTCAAACAATGCATTTGCTACAACCATATCTGTATCTAAAATATCATCTTGTGTAAGATCTTTATAATTTAAACAATTAAAATTACCACCCCAAGTAGACTCTGCTAATTGTATTGCGTCAGGAGAATAATCATAACCAATATAATTAATTTTCATTTTTTCACATAAGTTATGATAAACTCCAGCACCACATCCGACATCAACAACTCGTTTGACATCAGAATAACTTTCAACAACAGCGATAAAATGTATCCAATGTGGAGGATAATTAGTATTCAGCTCATATATATTTCTCTGTAATTGTTGTTCAAAAGTGGACTTAGACTGTTTCCATGAATCTATGTGTTTGTGCATGAATATTTTTCCAATTGAGAGTCAAACTTTGAAATAAGCTCAGTCATGTTTTCTATTATAGCATCTGGATGTGTTTCTGTAAAGGGTTTTGTGTAACATTCTCCTCTATACTGAGGTTTAAATTCATGTACACCGAAATACTTTTGTTCTATGACATTTCTATTCTGATTTAACACCCAAGGTAAATAAACTTCATCAAAATAATTATCAATGGCATTATCTTTACTTATTTTTGTCTTGTAATAATTTATCTTTTGGTAAACCTGATCAGGAAACACATATGAGTAATGATACATTTTTATGCCATAGTTGTGGTATAGTGTATTATGATCCAGATGCTTTTCCGGCCAGGGATTGTCTATCTTATGTGCTATGGTTGGAGGTCTGTGTGTTGCCCAATAAGAACCCGGATATACCTTTCGTATTCTCATGAACTCTACATTCTCTTCAAATCCACTCATAGAATTATCGAAACCACCGTAGAAACTACAGCTCTTAAATCCAACAGAAGTTGGCTTGTCTGTCTTAAGAATATCAATTAGTTTTTCTATATCTTTAGATTTAAATATTTCATCACAATCAATATTCCAGATGTAATCAGAGTCATCATTTAAGTACTGCATGTATGCATTGCACTGATCATCCTTCTCTTTAAATTGACCATGAACTATTTTAATTTTATTATCAGGATCAGGAAAGTTATCAAGAATATCATTTGTTCCATCAGTTGATGTAGTATAACCCTGCTCTTGCCAGTACTGTACAGGTCCTTCTGAAATCAGAATTTGACTTGCATATGGGTATATCGACTTTAGACATTCTTCAAGAACGTAATTACCATTGAATATTATCATTCCTACTGCTAAGTTCATAACGAATACTTCTCTCTTGTTAAAATTAATTTATTAAAATAATCATCATATAGGTCTACAACACCCGGATGAATTTTAACATAAGGTCCCCACTCACCCTGTCTGTCCATACTATAAGTACAAGCTTCATAATTTGGACTAAAATGGCTAAAGTGATTAAAAACTAAATCTTGTTCTATACTAGTCCCCGCATCCAAAACATTACCCAACAGTGTGAAATTCCAAGGAGCACCATTACCTACAGTCAAACATAAGTTTTGAATGTTATCCTCACCAAACTCATCTCCAAACAATTCAAGGTATTTTTGATCCCAACAAGCACCAAATATTTGTGAATATTTATTGTCCGAATAGATACAACAATCTCTCCAAAAGTTCAAACAATCATTACCTACAGAATCATTCTTAAAATAAACAACACCTACATTATAATAGCCTGGATTTCTAGTTGTTTTATCTAGTCTAATATGTTTATGTGTTATTAAACCAACACTCTTTTCCATTGTATTGAATATTAGATTTACATCTCTATAAAATAGAATATCAGAGTCGATGTAAAGAACATCTTTACAGTCTACATTGTTCATAATATGGTGCGTAAAAAAAGAGGATAGCATAAAATGGAATGCACTATGTCCTTTTTTAGTCTCTTCTTCACTGGAAGTGTTATTTACTTTTAACTTTTCAAAATCTTCACCCTCAAGATCATCTAGAGTGTAGATTACAATATTATCTTTATTTAACTCTTCCAATTTTTTCTTGGTATCAGAGTCCATTGCCAGATAATGTAAAGTAAAATCACAACTTGCAGTTTCACTCAAAGAGTCATATAGAGCCAAACCACAACTTAAATAATTATTATCACTTAGAGTTAATAGATGTTTCATGTGTCTGATTTGATGTAAAAAGCATCACCCCAAGTTTGTCCCGCCCAACTAGTTTCTTTCCTCTCGAATCCAAAATCTCTTAAAAAAGAATCTAGTTCATCAACTCTTGCACAATTCTCATACAACTCATCTCGATTAACTTCAGCTATAATATAATCAATGTTATTTAAAGTTTCCATTGATCCTTTAAATACTTCTAACTCATATCCCTGAACGTCTATATTAATTAGATTAAAATCATTTAAGTTTTTGTCTTTCATGAAGTTGTCTAATGTTGTAACCTGTACAGTTTCGTTTCCATTAAAAACTATGTGAGGATACTGTTTAGTGTGTAGTGATGGTTTGAGTAGAGAGGAAGACTGTCCCATATTTGCAGTTTCTGTGTACATTTTCATTTCTGATTCGGATGAACCCAATGCAATATTAACACAATCATAGTTATGTTTTGAAACATTAAGTTCACATACAGAAAAACTACTCTTCATTGGTTCAAAGAAAATTGCATTTTCAACTTTTAAATTATGATATAAACTAGACTCTTCTCCAAAGTGTCCTCCAATATGGAGAATCCCTTTTATATTCATATCATAAAATTCATTCAATTTATATAAGTCAAGTAACATATTAGCCTCTCAGATAATTAATATTCATATAATCTTCTATTGTTCTAAATTTCTGAACCAATTCGAAGTTTTCTTTTATAGCATCCATTTTACTTTCATAATATTCTGGTGTCAAGTTATTTACTACGTCTAATATTTCTTCATTACTCTTATCGTTTATAAAAATAACACCATCAGTATTAAAATACTTTCCTAGATCAGTAGCACCCAAATATATTGGTATGGTTCCTGTTGCAAAACAGTTCATTAATTTTTCAGTAAAATACCACTTATCTATATAATTCTCTAATACTATACTGTATCTATAGTCATGTAGACTGTGGTATATTTTACCTTCTCCTGTAGGAGAAGCACATCCTATTGTCACAACAACTGAATCTGTATTATCTTTTAAATAGTTTGCCAACTGCAATCTAAATTTATGAAGATCATTCATCTCTTTGGTGGAGGAGACCATAGAAATCATCTTTGATTTATTGTGTAGTTTAATTTCACCTCCACCATATGCTCCAACCCAAATACCACCTCCCGGAACCCATTTACACTTATCTGGATAAGTTTCAACTAAATATGAATTTGGAGTAAACACCACCTTAAATTTATTGAGGTTCTTTTCTAGATAATCATAAACCTGTGGTATCAATCCTCTTGATTCATAAAGCAATGCATACCCAGGCACATGTTCTGTTAATGGATTTGCAACATCAAAGTTAACAAAAAAAGTTTCGTAATTTGGATTATATTTCCAATTCCAATCAAACGTATCTGGAACTTGAGTAGCTACAGCATAATAACCAGGTCCACCCATAGTGGAATCCAAAACATTATAAATGTCTTTCAAATTAAAATCCATTCTTTTTCATAAATAGAACCATCATTTCTATATTCTAAAGTATCTCCAAACCACCTCTTTGGTGCTACAGAAATACCACCACCCAACCAAGCACCCCACCAGCTAAAACTGCTGTTAGATAAAACATGAGCATCACATAAAGTCATTGCACACATATCTTCGTACATACTATCTAACCCGGAATATAGATATTCATCACCAAAAGTTTCTTTACACCATCCAATATCATCCGATATAATCAGAGGAGTCTTGTCTTTAAATTCAGATATACCCTGAAGATAATATTCTTTACTCTGAGGAGGATGACAATCAGAAAGACTCACATAGTCTCCACGTCTAACGTGAACCGACACTAATCCATTTACATCCAATGAATCAATAAAATCTTGAACTTTGTTTTTTATTTCGTCTTTAAATGTAAATTCTTTTCTTACTATATCTTTGCAATGTGAAAAGTAATCTGAATTTTGAAAGTAACCGTGTATGTTTGTATTTTCAGGAAGTGCTAATAAAGCACCGCTTTCCATAAAATTTAATTTAGGATTGATCTCAGTTTCGTAGTTTAGATTAAACATATCACCTAAAACGAATCTTTCGTTATACCCCAACCCACCAATCTCAGTTTCTTCTGAATTTCTTTTTGGTATACCCCACTTCTGGTTTGAGTGTGTTGCAAAACCAACAAGAGCGGCATACTGAAACATCTGATTGCCAAGTCTACCAAAATATCCAAGTCGTTCAAATGATATCATGTTCTAGTCCTAAAGACAGAAGTTACAGGATGTTGAGTAAATATTGCATTTCTAGGACAGTCTTGATAAAACATAGGTTTCTCAAAACAATATGCTTTGTAATTACCTAATTGCATTCCATAGGATTCATCGTAACACTTACCTGTTTCTGCCATATAACGTATGCTATTATAAGACATCTCATTGCAGGTATCTTTATTAATGTAAACTATAGCGTGTGCGGATGTCATATGTCTGACTCTAAAAATGTCACCATAAATATGTTCAAAGTCAGATCCATTCAGTGTGCTCTCACCAGTCTTTAATCCCCATGCAGAAGTTCCCAAATAAAATAAATCACTATCATCTGGAATTTCTATCTTAGAATTATACCACTCAGTAATAGCAGCATCATCTTCAAACACAAGACACGGAAACTGTGCTTGTGAAACACATTCTCTATGAGCTAAACTACATCCTACAATATAAGAAAAATGAGGAGTTGATTTTATCGCATCAAAAAACTCCCAATCTTCAAATCCAAGATCATCTAGCATTTTAGAAATTCTAGCTCTGTGGTCAGAATCCTTCAGTGAAATGACATAAGTTTTAAGTTTTCTGATATCAAGTTCCATACTCCATACCCTTCTTACCCTCTACTGTATGTGTACTACCCCAGTACTGCTTACAGTAAACTTTATCATCACCACTATACTCCAATCCAGAATAATGTCTAGGAATAAAATAATGACTCGGGTAGACATGCAGACCGGAGTCATTACCCATCTCTCCAGCTATCGAAGTGAGGAGCATTGGACCTACAACTCTCCATGCAGTTAAATTGGGAAGAAGAGCGATCTGATCTGGTGGGTATGTGGATATTCTCTCAATTAGTTTTTTAGCAAGAGGACTATCCTTCTTAGTAGCAAGATATCCATTAGACATCAATCCTTTGCGAATCTCTTCATTTTCCCAACAACAAAAGGCATCATTTTCTGTTAGGAAATCATCTAGTGGATTTATACATTCGGAATCGGCATCTATAAAAAATCCCCCATGAGTATTCAACAACTCATAGCGTAATATATCAGCTTTACCCGCAAGTTCATTCATAGCATCAAATTGTTTTTGATTAGTCAATTCTGGCATATTCTCTTCAGTCCAAAGAATATGCTCCCATGAGGGATTCATGTCGATCCAAGTTTGAATTAAAGAATCAGGTCTTTTAGACTGATCGCCCACCCAAATCTGGTGTATAATTTTTGGTATCATAATAAATAAAGTTCACTTTCATAATATACTAATTTCTTCCTATGTGGTATTTAGGGATCAATTCCCATTCACCTTTTTCTTTATGTGGGATTATTTTTATCTGAGACATACTAGCTTGTGGTTCTAAATCATCATCTAGTATCTCAAACAATCCCCATTCTTCCATCAGTCTACAAATAGTGTTTCTTCTTGCAATATCACTCTCAGAGATGTCACTCTGTAAACCGTCCAGAATGAAAAATTCCTTGAAGTGCAATATTGCATATTTACCCCTCTTGTGAAGGATATGACAAGACTGATATAACTTCTTCTCTTTTCTAGAGGAAACACCCATTCTAGTCAATGTTTCACGAACTTTTAAGAAATCATCAGGGTTTTTCAATTCGATCTCTATGCCGAGACCATCAAATACGTCATTATCTTCTACCATATATAAGTCCCTTAAACTAAGCAAGGCTCTTATATTTAGTAAAAAGGAGGTCTAACCCCCCTTACCACCCCTAGAATAGTTCTCTTTCAGAGCTTTGATTCCTTCTTTACCTAGAACTTCAATAGCCTCCTTTGCCTTTTTATTGGAGTAATCGAAGTGCTCCTTTATAAACTCTAAATCATCAGAAGACTCCTGTTTCATCCATCTACTAAACCTCTTCCTTTTTCTGACTGAGTTTAAGAAATAATCATATTGCAGCTTATTATCAACATGAGCATTCCTATTCATTTCATTTGCATAAAGGATAGTATCTGTGAAATAAGAAAGACATCTATTGACAATAAACGGAGTATACAACTTCTCCGATTTATTGTCAGTTATCAGATTTTTCTTATTGTCGTTTATGGAATTCAGAAAATCTTTAAGTTGCATCCCGTACCGCCAATAACTCGTTCCCTGGCACCAGATCAAGAACCAAATCTCCAGTTTTGAAGTGTCCTGATGCAGAATTGAGCTTCCAGCAAACCCAGTCACCTTCTTTAATATCAACTGTGACATAAGGTCCCACCGAATATACCTCACTCCACACCACTAGAGTTTCATCTAATTGACTGTCATTATAGATAATACCTTCAGTTGTTGTTTTCTCTTCTTTTTGAAGATTGGTTCTCAACGCAACCACATTTCCAATAGCATTAAATTTTTTACTCATTTGAATTCGCACCTCATCATTAGTTCTACTATACATGCTACAAAATTAATTTCCTGATCGGCAACAAAAGCCGACTTATACTGATACTCTGCAATGATTAAAATTGCATCTGGAATAGAATTCTTTTCCAAGTTATCTGAAAGTGAATCATACATCTTACGGAAAAGCTCTGGAGGTGAGTTATCGAGATTAGAAACAATCCACTTCCTAGCATCTGTAAAATTCTTATCCTTCATTGCAGAGATCAAATCTTGAATACGAATCTTATCGTAGTCAGATAAGATTCCAACATCAATAGTACCTGAAACAGAATATCTTTGAATCTCATTGATAACTCTGCGAAAATCAGGAAAGTGTCTCAAGATTAACTTAGCAAGAACCTTTTCTTCATACTGAATGTTTTCCTGCTCTAAGATAAACGCCAATCTAGATAGGAATCTCTTAGCCATTCCTGGCTTTTCTTCTGATGGAATCGAGAATTCTATGTTAGTACATCTAGAGTGGATAGGTGCGATGATTCTGTTCTTGTAATTGCAGGTGATAATAAATCTACAATTCTTAGAAAACTCTTCGATTGCACCACGTAATGCTGGTTGAATTGAATTTGCATTTGAATAATCAAACTCATCCAGAATAACAACTTTAGTATTCCCATTAAGAGAAACTGTGCTTGCAAAGGATCTGATCTTTGTTCTAAGAGTATCGATATTACCATCTTCAGAACAGTTTATCACAATACTCTCTGCATCTAAATCAGAACACAATGCTTTCGCTACACTTGTCTTACCAGTTCCTGCGGGACCACAAAGAAGTAGATTTTGAGGAGTTCCCTCTTTAACCATTTCTTCGAAAGTGTCATTTAGATTTTTTGGTAAAATACATTCACTGATCGTCTTTGGACGATACTTTTCTACATACAAATCCATATTCAAGAAACTCCGATATTAGATCCTACGGTAGAAGTAAAAGAGCTACTACTCTCTAAAGCAATCCAATAATTCAAATCTAGATTTTTATTACTAAATTGACTCACGATTTTTTCCGCGAATGAAACATCATAATTTCCGGGAATAATTCTAAGATTATCAATCTTAAAATCAAAATTAAATACGTTACCACTTTCGTTATAACCAATATCAATTGAATACGTGTTACTGGTATTGTTCTTGATATCAGAAAGAATAGCAACAATTGAACTACCATCAGTAGAACAGATAGAAAGATCACTGAGATTCAGAACAGCAGCAGCTTTCTTCAGTTCACCAAATGCTTCTTCTGTAAGTTCGATGCTCACAACAGACTCAGGCATCTTTACGTCCTTAGTAGGAACCGTAAGAAGAGATGGCTCTGAGTAAAAATACTTCACAGTAGATCCATTTGATCCTGTAATATCTACGTACTTATCCTTGAAATCAAAGTCTGGATCGTCAAACAGTGATACTGTTCCCAGAAAACTAGTAAGATCCCAAAGACCAAACTCTACAGGGAAGGATTCAGTTACAGTTGCAGATGACATCACGTTCTTTGCTGGTGTTAGAGTCTTCAGCAGACTACCTTTACTAATAAGGATGTTTGAATTCAGATCTCTAAAATTCTTCAAAATTGATAGAGTATTCTTCGAAATTTTCATTAATCACTCCAGTTCGGTGTCTTCTAATTCATTCATTATATCAAGATATTTGTCTTCGTCAATAGAAGAACTAGTATAATTATTCAATATTGTTTTCGTTTGATGTCTATGGTTTTTATGTTCTCTTTTATTTTGAGAACGGTGTGCTTTAGATTCTAACCTGTCATCAAATTTCAATTTTCGTTTTTTCTTAAAAGCCATTATTTATATTAGATCTCAATCCAATGATTTCCATTGTCATCACTAATCCTTTTATAAGTTATTCCATTAGTTGTATCAAACCACTCATCTCCTGCTTTTGCATATACAGGAGCCGTGGCACTCTCGTAAAAAACCTGATTTCTAGCTAAAGAAATCCAACCAACTGATTCTCTAAGAATTGGAGATTTTCCAACTATAGTCTTAGATGCTATAAAAGTTTCACCATCTAGGTACACCACATCATTCTTCTTGTACACTTTAGGAGTGCCAACTGAAGTTCTTGATTTGAATTCACCTAAGATGTTTAACTCTGTTATCTTCATGAAAGTACTCTAAGTAATATAGTATTTATATTAAATCTTCCTGTACATTTCTTTTTCTTAGTCTTAATCTTGTTTAATTGATTTTCAGAGAAAGCCACGGTTCCACTTGTCAATGTTGCGATGAATGACATACCTCTTCTGCCTACTCTAGCACAATAAGATTTTTCTGTATTAAAATCTGAGAGGGTAGTACCTTTCACTGAAAATTTTGTATCAGTTTCATAGTAATACAGATCACCTGTTTTTGTATTATAGGCAAGAAAGGATTTTACTGAAAATAATTGTGATGGATCAAACGAGGAGATATTTCCATTCGGTGTTTTTTCCATATACTGAAACTTTTTCAGCATTTGCTCTGGAGTCTTTTTCTTCTTTTTTCTGGTAATAGTACAGTACGAAACTGTATCAGTGTAAATAGAATCAACAAATTCTCTAAGTTTTTTAATTTTAGTACTACTCAGATAAGAATATCCCTCAGTCAACTCAGGATCCTTGTCAACAATAACCATATCTAATTCGTCTCTAAAAGCTAGACTAGATTCGATTATTGGTTTGCAATCCGCTCTTTTAGGTTTTTGTACACGTAAGTACTTTAAAAAACTTCTCTTTTTATTATACTCGTTTGTAGTTAAATTTTCAATAAATTCATCAATCCAAGATTCAACATAACATGACAGTTCTTCTGATACTTTAGTTATTTTTGTGCTTGACATTATTGTTTCCTAAAAACATAAATTGGTTCATACTTCAAATATCTTCCGTTTATACTACAGAAGTTTTTACATTTTGGTTTTCCATCTTCACCAATTCGATTCTGACCGGGCATCCCTTCCAATGCCATCTTTAACTTATCTATAAAAATAAGACCATTAGATTCAAGTATCTTAACAGAATCATCCTCCAATGTCAAGTAAGAACCTTTTATTAAAATATCAGCAATATTCCACAGTAAATATCCCCCAGGTCTAAGCCACTCACAGCAGGTATTCAGCGTCGGTAAAAGGAATCCATCACGCCAGGATTCGTATGACGAACCATATTTCTTGTAACTCTGCGCCTCATCTTCACTATACGCTTCTCTATTGAAGTAAGGAGGAGAAGTAAACACCAAATCCACAGAACCCTTATGATTTGCAAAATCTTCATTTTGATGAATTACCTCCGAACCTAACTGGTAGATTTCGTATGTATTCGTTTCTGAGAAGAAGGAGTTTCCTCTGTAGGTTTTTGTGTTATAAAAATCTGCAACATTAGAATACCTAGACGTTCCATCAGAGAAGAAATTATCAGGATTGGGGTCAGTACCAATATAGTGAATAGAACGGTCATCCCTGCAAGACATAGCGCCCAAGATTCTACCAGCCCACCCACTAGAAGGGTCGTAAATTTTAATCGTTCTATTCTCTGTAATATGTTTTGTATATCTTTCATACAGATACTTTGCTGTTGCTGGTGGAAAATTAACCGCTGGTTGTATATAACCGATTCTAAATGCTTTAAATCCAGAAGGAAATATCTTCCTTCCTTTCTTATACATTCTAATAGAATATAATCTATCACTAGACATATTATTTATATCAAATGTAGAATGGTGTCTATACTTCAACCATCCCTTATCACGAAACCCCAATACCTGGTCTGAAGTTAGCTGTAAAATTTCGCTCTGTTCTAATTGAAAATATCCAGAATTCAAACCATCTCTAATTTTAACTTCTTCAAGAAAGAAATCATATCCAACAAACATAGTTTTATTTTGAAAAAATGCCTCTATCCATTCAACACCAGTAGAGACTTCTACTATAGAATATTTCTTACTGTTCTTGATTGTGGAAAGAGCATGGGAATAAAAGGAATCTCTTCTAAAGTGTCTTGCTGCTCCCTTACAGACCTTATCAAGATAATTAGGATTTGCCACAAGATCATAAATTGAATATCCATTATCTTTATCTGAATAGTTTATACGAGTCTTGAACATGTTATCAAAAAACTGATCAACCTCAGACCCCATTCTAGACTTATTAAGAATAACATCATCACTTCCATCAGACAGTTCATCTGTATGAACAAAAGTATGAACAGGAAATGATTCTAGTAAATTCCAGTTTTCTATAATTTTGTATTCGTCTTTACCAGTCCTAGGAGGACAATTATTAGTATCCCAAGAATACTTGATCACATCTCTCATTTCTTCCACCCACTCATTAAAAGAGTCGAGATTCATTTCTAAGAGATCTTCAAAATTAACATTAATCTTATGATTTATTACGTAATCGTTTCTTTGATAAAATTTCATGATCCCACATTCCAGAACAAAGCACCTTTATTTGCATATTTTTTCATAAATTCCCAAGCCTTTGCATCATATGTTATTGCGGAGGGGAATGGTGGTTTGACTTTTGCGGGTTTGTTGAATGGAATTTCACATTTGTATGTTTTTGCACGTCCGTAGTCTCCAGCGTGTCCCACAGTAACACAATGAAAGGCTGCGTCCCTCCACGTCCTCTGTAGTCCTCGTGTGAGGGTTCCAGAGGATCCGACTGTCCATACTTCACTCGGAACCACACCAATATCACTAGAAACACGAGCGATGCTAGCGATAACAGTATCATCATCAAATCCGATAGGAAGAAGTCTACGACGTTTTGGATCTTCTGCAACATAGTCCCTAGCCCTTTTTTCTGTAACGGATAACATTCCGTTTGGAACCCAGTGCATTATAGCACCTTCTTCTATGGCACGCAACTGATAATCATGAAGTTTATCCATAGATCGCTTTGCCATAAAAATTACTGATTTTTTACCATATTTGGCGCACATACAAGAAAGAGAAATCTGTGCGTACCCAGTTGCCGGCGAACTCCCATATACCCATTCTTCTACCTCCGGATTAGAACTAATTAAATAATCTGCAAATCTCATCTTAGATCCACCGCCCAACATGTCATCACGAACAATTAAAAAGCCCTCATGTTCTTCTATGACTGGTTTTGGATAAGGATCAATCCAATCTTTGATTATATTAGAATAATCATCATCTGTTAATTCAAATAAATTAGACATTACTTATAAATTTCCGCATGTCCTTCTTCTAGTAACATATCATTTAGACTTCTGTTATCAACGTAAATCTCACCTAGATATCTACCATACTTACCACGTTCTTTACCTGTTCTAACAACAACTTCAGATCCAACAGGAATTTTTTCCTCAACAAACTTCTTTGCCTTCAATCCATCTTCTCTTTCTTCTCCACGAGTTTCCCAAGCATCAACACCATAGAATCTAATACGTTCTTTTCTTATAATATTAAATCCACAATCTACTAGAAGATCCACCGTATCACCATCTACTATTTTAGTTACGGTTGCTTTATAGACATACTGAGGTTTCATTTCTTTCATTACTATTTCATCCTACTAAAATTGTTTGTTTTTGTGAAGTTTATTGATTTTTTAAATTTATCTGTTAATTGTTCACCTTTGTGTGTAATAACAAATATATTATTATTTTTAGATAAATCTCTAAGAACCTTTGTTAGATCATCGACTCCGACACCATCCAGAGAAGAGTCAAAAATCTCATCTAATATTAATATATTACAACTTGCACTATTCTTCAGCTTTGCTATTTCTCTCCAAGTTAAAAGAATCGCTAGATCTATTCTAGATTTTTCACCTTCACTAAAATTCATATAACTAAACTTATCTCTATGCCTACTTTTAATTACTTCGTTAAATTCTTCATCCAAAGTAAAAGTAACAAAGAAATTCATTCGATCTAGATATTTGTTTATCAATTTATTCATAATAGGCAAATAATTCTTTATGATCTTCGACTTAATACCAGAGTCTTTTAGAAGAACTAGTAGAATCTCATAACAGCTCTTTTTTTCTCGTAGTTCTGATAGATCTAATTCGGTGTTTCTTATGTCATTCTCGTATGAATTTATATTTTCTTGAGATTCTTTTATACTAGCAGTGAAATCATTTATGGAATCAATGTCTTGTTGCAGTGATGTCATATATTTTTTTGCTGCAGATAGAGAGTTAGACTTTTCTGTTACACTAAATTTTATTTCATTCATTTGTTCTATAGAATTCATCTTATTGGAAGAGTCACTATTTAGAACTTGTGTATTATCAACCAATTCTGAAATGGCTTTTGTTACTTCTTCATGTTTTTCTGATAAAGAATCGACTTTATCTTTCTTAAAATCCTCTGTTATGGTTTGCATACAGACTGGACATGACTCATTTTTAGTAAAGAAATCTATATCTTTTATTAAATCTTTTTCTTTTGATTTTAGTTGAAAACTTAGTTTTTCTATCTTAGACACTTTTCGCTGTATCTCTTCATTCTCTTCTATTACATCGGGAAGAGTTTTAATTTGAGTATTCATCTCATCAATATCATTTTCCAATTCCTGTATCTTGGAAGCAATCTCTTCTATCTTTTTAGAATTATTTGATACGTTTTTTTCTTTCTTTTCTAAAAGATTCTTTATATTCTCAGATTGAATTGAAATCTTTTCTTTGAATATTTCAATTTTATGATTCAAACCAGATATAGATTCTTTTATTGCTGATAGTTTTGCCTTTATAATAACATTCATAGAACTGAATATGTTAATGTCTAATATGTCTTCTATTACATCACGACGATCATTGGCACTAAGCTGCATAAATGGGATAAAGGAAGAGCTACCTAGAGTTACGATCTGAGTGAATGATTTATAGTTCATTTTCAGTATCTGATCCTCTAGTAATTTTTGATAATCTTTTGCTTTTGCTTCCTGTGACAGTAATACATCATCTTTATAAATTTCAAATGTTTTAGGAGCAAGTCCTCTAACGACTTTATAACGAGTAGAAGAAATAGTGAAGTAAACCTCAACAATACAGTTTTTCTTATTAATTGTGTTTACTAACTGAGGAATGTTTATTTTTCTGAATGGTTTTCCAAACAAACCAAAAGTAATAGAATCCAATAAAGCATATGACTTACCGTGTCCATTAGACCCAGTAACCAAAGTCATATCACTCTCAGAAAATTCAATTTCCGTAAAGTAATTTCCAAACGAACCAAAATTTTTAAATCTCACCTTCTCAAACTTTATCATCAGATCTCTTTTTTGCAATAATAGTCTTCAATGGAGAACCGTCGACCATAGACTTAAATTTTGTATGTTCGTTCTTTTTTTCCCTTTCTTTTTCTTCTCTTTCTTTTCGTTTTCTTTTTCTTGCTTTATATAAAGGCTCAGGTTCATCGGGTGTTTCTGTTCCATCTAATAATTTAGTAACATTTCTTTTGTTCTTTCCGCAATTACACCCCATATCCTTTTCTCCTTTAGTTTCTGGTGTGGTATTGGATTCTAAATTTTTGTTAATATCAATATTAGTAAATCCATACTTGTTTTCTCTAGATCCTAATACAATTTCTTCCGATTCAGATATTTCTCTTTTTGCTCGGATAGTTACTATGTTATATTTTCTATTATATTCAACATCAGCATTACTTTCTAAACTTTGCTTATATGCAAAAAAATTACCTGTAGGCAGAATCAGTGGATGTCCTAGCTCGTGAAATACTTCATGTGCCGTAGGGTAAACTAGGCATTTAGATAGTAAAACCGGATCATTTAATTTAGTCTTATCAACTAAATCTTCAACAGTAGTTCTTACTACAAGAACAGGAGATTCTTCTATTATATCACCAGATCCATAACTTCTATCTGCATACACACCGCATCCAGTTTTGTCACATTTTATTGTAGTATCAGGTAAAGAAAATTTAGAATAATAAGACTTGTCACCAGTACTAATTAAATCCTTACCCAAAGAATAATCTATCCAAGTTTGTTTTATATCTTCACTCATGAATTTAAAGCCTCTATGTAAATATCACTAATCAACTTTTTCAGTTTTAACTTGTCCAATTCATCATCAAATGATTCAATTTCTTCATTTATTATTGTAATAGTATCTTTACTTAGGTCAACATTTTCTTTCTCAGTTTCGTCTGTTGACGTGTCTTCTATTACAGTAAAATCAAAAGGTTCAGCTCTGTCTATATTTAGAACGATTGATTCTGATTTTTTCTTAGAAGTATTTGAATTTATAATCAACTTCACATATTTATTTTTAAGTTCAGAATAGTTAAAATTTTCATCAACATCTTCTGTTGAAATAACATAAAAAATCTGATCTATATTTTCAATAAAATCTATGTCTCTTGTTTCAGTATCAAGAACACTAAATCCTTTCTGTGTTCCAGAATCTGCATATGTCATTTCATACTGTGTTCCCAAATAGTTCACATTATTTTTTTGTGATCTTAAATGGAAATGTCCAGACAGAACTGTCTCGAATCTACTAAAAATCTTATCTGACATCCCATCTTTAAAATTTACCCCAGATAAAACCTGATGTCCACTCAACTCAAAGTGTCCAGCCACTATTGGACATTTACAGTTTTTTATATAATCTAAAACTTCAGACTCATTTTCGCTACATATCCAGGGAACTAGCCCTATACAAAGACCATCATGCTCAAATGTATATGGAACATTGTGCAAATGAAAATTAGAATAATCGGAGAACAGCTCATTTGCAGAATTTATCTCATTAGTATTTCTATAATACATGTCATGATTCCCCACAATCATATGAAATTCAATACCCATTTCTGTGAGAGGTTCTATAAATCTTTTTTTGACTTTGTTGAGCGTATGAATATTTACATACTTTCTCCTATCAAGTAGATCACCCAAGTGAAAAATAGTTTTTATATCATTGTCTTTAATGTAAGGAAAGAACTGAGTTTCAAAAAAATCTAAAAAATGATTTAGAAAAAAAGAAGAATCATTTCTAATCCCAAAATGGGTATCATTTATCAACGCTATTTTCATTTACTTTTCTTTTCTTTTTTTTAGGAGTAAACTTTGCTATATCGTTCTTAGACAAAGAAAAGAAATCAGCTAAACCGTCATCATTCTCTTCCTTTTCCGTATTTGAAAAGTTATTACTGAACCATCTACGAACACTACCTTCATGATCAAGGTGATCGATCATCTTGTACTTAATATAATTTTGTTTCTTTTCTTTATCTATTCTTCTGATAAAGGCATAGTAAGTAATTTGTGTAAAGTAAGAAAATGGATTTTTTGATTTATCTGGATCAAAGTTATGTGCATACATCAAACAATTTTCTACTGCATCCCCAACCATATCCTCTCGAAAAGGATAATTAACAAAATTAGATTTACGAGAAAGATGCTCTGCAATGTCCCAGAAACACTTTCCTAGGTACTCCGTGGCAGGTGGTGGATCATCTCCACTTTCTCTTGTTCTAAGGACTTCGGCTTTCCACTCTTTAATTTCTTCAAAAAACTTCTCATTATCTATATAATTATTTGACATTTTTTTCCTTGACATATTTAAAGTATACATTATAATCCGAGTGTAACGAGTAAAAAAGAGATCTATTAATACTCTTTTGGATTAGAACTCCAATCAGTCCATCTGTTACCAAAATCCGGATGATTCAATTCATCTTCTGTGCTCTCATCAGCATTTATTTCTTCTGGGGTAAAGTTAAATTCAAATTCAAAATCTATTCCTTCTCCCTCTGGAAAATTAAGACCTTCCATCATTTGTCTTAACATTTCTTCGTTCATGGGAATCATTCCCCACTTTTTAAAATTTTCTGACGGATTATCTATCTCAGATTCCATCTCATCCAGCATATTTTCTAGTTCTTCTTGAAGATTTTTCTTTGTATCTTTATAATTTTGAAGCTTCCTTTGTGGTTGATCATCAGATAGCTTTTTCTCTACTTCTTTTTTATACAAAGAAATAACTTCTTCTTCTGGACTTGTATAGGTAAGGATATAATCACTTGGTAAAGAGACTTCAACATCTTTAGTATAAGACACCCAATCACGAAGAACTGTTATTTCTTTTTGAGTACCATTATATGGATCTGGAATGATCATGGTTTTAAATACCATTGGTAGATTCAAATAAACTTCATTATTTTCCTCTTTAACCACACTACAAATCATTTCATCACCGCTCTTTAGTTTTAGAATTTTATATACTGGATCCATTTGTTACCTCTTATAGTATTATTCTAGTATTACTAAAATCAAAACCTTCATTATTATATATCTTGAGCCTTTCGTCTAGGTGTCTCAATGTGTGATTGATATAACTCTTATATTTCATATCATCTGATATATCATAAATTTTTGTTACTTTTTGATTTTTAGACTTCCTCAAACCACGTCCTATAGACTGCAATACCCTTACAACTGATTTGGAAGGAGAAGCAAATATTACATTGTCTATATTAGGAATATTAAGTCCAGTTGAACATGTACCGTATGATGCCACTAAAATGGCATTCTTTTCTTTATTTACTATTTTTCTTATATCTTCTCTTTGAGATGCTTCAGTACCACCGTGTATGAAAAATATCTTCTTATTGTTGTCCAATGCCAGTAAACTCTCATTTAAAACTTTTCCATGAAGTTCTACGTAGTTGAACAGTATCAATGTATTACCTTTGGTTTTAGTTGCAAGATTTACTATAAAATTATTTCTCTTTTCGTTTGTAATGAGATACTTAATTTCATCCTGATATGAAGTTCTTTTATTCTCATTACAAATATCATCATCGTACTTTAACGTTATGCACTCTATTTTAAGATCAGATAGCAATTCTTTATCTATAAGTTTCTTAGTAGAAGTAACATTAAATACTCTGCCAAATAAACCCTCAATCACTAATTTATGAGTTTTAGTTCCATCTAGTGTACCAGTGGTTCCGATTCTGTAATGTGCATTTTTTATTTTAGTCATAAGAGAAACCAGTGATTTTGATTTGAACAAATGGCATTCATCGCCAAATACTACGGAAAACTTTTCGAAGTATTCATTAGGCATATTATACAGGCTTTGCCAGGTAGATACAACTATTTTTTTATAAGTTTTTTTCTCTTGGCCAGAAAAAATGGCATGTACGTTATTATCCACACTCCATTTGTCTTGTGTGTAATCCTTGAAATCATTTATCATTTGATTCACCAAACCTATGGTAGGAACTACTATTAGTATTTTCTCTTCCTCTGATATTTTATTGAAATAATACCTCATCAATAAGTAAATTATTAGAGATTTGCCACTTCCTGTAGGTGACAATAAAAGAATTCTTTTTTTATTCAGTGATTTAAATGTAGCACTTAACTGGTGTGGGTGTGGTTTTAGTTTTAGTTTTAAACTAGAGACAAATTCAGAAAATTCCTCTAGTGTTATCTTTTCTTCATCCAGTGCTAATAAGTTATCACTGTCTATATCAAATGTATATTTTCTGTCTGCGGCAAACTGTTTTATGTAATCTAACAAGCCAACATAAATAGTTCTACCATATAAGTTAAAAAGACGTATCTGTCCGTCCCACACCTTTTTTTTGTATGCAGGTGTATATTGATAATTAGGAACATAGAATGTGAAGTATTGATTCAATTCTTTTGCAATTGACTTTTCACACTCTATTATAAGATTAACAGCGTCTTTTTGGTGTACAATAATATCCATCAGATGCCCTGTGTGAACTTAATCCATTCTATTGCAGACTTAATATTCCACTGTCTAGAGCTTACTATTTTCACAACCTCTTCTAAATAGTCAACTACGGATTTCTGTAGTGATATCTTAGCTCTGATTTTCTGCATATCTTCATCAGAGTCTAGAAACATCGGTATGTCAGTTTTTAGAATGGTATAATCAAAAGGTTCCCAGTTTAACCTTTTCATATCATCATCACCAAGTTTACCTGTGTAATATAACCACTTATTTCTTTTTAATATTTTTTCTTGAAACTCAAGTTTCTCTAACTCTAGCTTTGAGTTCTCATGAAAAATTAAGTATTTGTTATGAAGTTGCGGTGTATTCAGTGATTCTGTATGTAAATCATTTTCATTAATAACAAGATCTGATTTGACCATTGTACGCAAGTCTTCTATATTCATATAAACTCCACATCATGCTTTTTCTACATCATAATAAGAAAATCTAAAAGTGGCAGAAGAAGAGAGCTGAATTGAATCTGCTGCTGTTGTAGTGAAAGAAAAACCAGTCAAGGATATAGGAAACATATTGTAGAACTTATACTTAAACTTGGGCTTATATGCACTATTCAATATAGTAAGTTCCCCTACTGTAGTGGAATCATAACAGTTGTCATACATTATTTCCTGTGAATTTTCATTCATTGGTCCTAAACGAATCATCCACTCGTATATTTCTCTCCAGGATTCCAATTCTTCGTCTACTAAAAACGATACCGTCAAATCTTCAAATATGTATTTACCGGTTGCAGTTGGAATATTAACACCAAACGCGGTCCCAAGTTCAGCACTCACAAATTCAATTGATGGTACGTTCACACCAATAACATATTCACCTAGGATCGGAATCCTAGCAGTGTTAAATTTAAATTGATTTGCAGTAAGCAAATTTGAAGTTGTCGGGAAGTTTCCCAGTAGTCTATCGTCTGCCATATAAGTATTTATATAAAAAAAAGGAGCACTCCGAAGAGTGCTCCCTTTATTTTGAACTACTTAGTTACGATCAGAAGTTGGTTCCACCAAACTCTGCACCAGTCGAACCACCAAGACCATGAAGGTTCTTGACACCGAAGATTCGGTAGTATTGGTTAGATGCAAAGCCCATGTCAGTAGAATCTGCGAATGGGTTTGCTACGATACCGTATCGAGTCTTGAACCCGATCTTAGGCTGGAAGGTGTTAGGATCTACCGCACGTACCATTTGCAGCGGTACGTATGGGCAGTAGAAGAACCCAGCATCGTATGGACTAGCACCTCTATAACCAACACAAGCATAGTCAGCAGTGCTGTTGGTTCCGGTGTTAGCGGTTGAGTATGGATCGACGTAGACCTTGAACTTACCGTTAAGGGTTCCGACGAAGGTGTTACCAGTATCGTCAACTTCTAATGCGTTGTTGAGTGCTGGTGAGATGTTGAGGAAGCCACCCATCGCAAGGGCAGAAGCAACGTCAGAAGTACAGATAACGAAGTTACCTTTTCCTCTACGTGTTTGCTTGGCGATGATGTTTGCTTCACGCTCGATTTGGAACATGAGTCCACGGAAGCGTTCTGCACTCCATCTACCATCCGAGTCTGCATAGAGGTCATATGTACCACTTGAACGACCGAAGATGTCAGATTGCTGACAACCAAGTTTAGCAACATGGTAGACACTACGAACGATTTCGCGGTTGATCTCGGTAAGAATCTCAGTAGAGAGAATGTTAGCGAGTTCAGTCTCAGCATCAAGACCATGAACAGCCTTAAGGTCCTGAGCAAGCTCAGTGGTGTACTCTGCTTTGAGAGCTTTAGTCTTAGCTTCAACAGCAATTCGATCAATATCGAATGCCATATCACCAAAGGTAACACCAGTTGCAGAACCGAGAGCTTCGGCAGTAGCAGTGCTCATACCACGGAAGTCGTATGAAGCAAGTGCTGCATTTTGAGCAGTTCCTGCAGTAGTACCAGTAAGACCATGAACACTTCTAGTTCCTGATGAGAATGGTTCAACAGAATTAGTTGAATCAAGTACGTAACCTTGGTTGCTTGCAGCACCAAATTCCGCACCATATCCTTCACGCGAACCAGCGAATGGCTGTGCTTCTTGGAAGAGTGCTTCTGCACCAGTCTGACTTTGATATTTACTTCTCATAGCAAAGATCAAGCCAGTAGGAGCAGTCATGGGCTGAACACCGCAGATGTCGTATGCCATAAGGTTTGGCATAGAACGACGAACAAGACTGATCAGAACGGGATCATAACCAGCAAGGTTACCAGCAGAACCAGTCTGTGGATCTGCAAAGGCGCCACCCATGCTATTGTCATGAGCCTGCTCGTTGATGTGTTGCTCTTTAAGAGCAGTCTGTTGGTTCTCAAGAAGAACTGCAGTTACTTTCTTTTTATGGTAATCGCCAATTGGCTCTAATGAACTATGTTCAAGAAGTGGGTTCCACTTCTCGACCAAAGAGTCATATGTGTTATTTTCTTCGTTTAACATTGAAATCTCCTTGTAAGACTATTATTTGTCTCGGTTTCTATTTTGAAATCCTATTACTTTGCTATAAGCTGCGATTGTTGGATCAACAGCAATAGTTTGGTGTGCAGTTTCGTTTAGATCCTGCATTTTGTTTTCTGTGAGTGCAACTTCATCAGATTCAGGTTCAACTGAACCCATAAATGACTCTTTGATAATGCGAAGTTTTCTTGCATATTCATCTACACTGTCATACTCGATAGTTTCTGCCAAGTGTGCAAACTTTTCGATCTCAGTGTCGGTAAGACCGTTTGAGCTTTCGATAAAGATGTTTGTAGCAGCACTTGCGTGAATATCTTTCTGAAGTTCGATATTCTTCTCAAGTTGTTGATTGAGCTGCTCTTCCAATTCGTTCTTGGAATCGAGAAGCTCTTCCATTACCTGAACCTTTTCGTCTGGCATATCAATATAGTGAGTCTCAAAGAGATCCTTAAGACCAGTCATGAATGACTCAGCAATATCAGCTTTGATTCCTCTTTCAATTGCAAGAGTGTTTTCTTTAGTCCACTCTTCTACAACATAAGAAAGAAACTCGTCTAATTTCTCAGAGAGTTCTTCTGAAATGGTTTCTACCTGATCATTAAGATTTTGATTGAATGTTTCTTGAAGAGCAGACTGAATGTGATTTACTCTATCAGCAAGAGCTGTAGAGAAGATGGTAGTCAATTTCTCTTTAAAATCTTCGGACAGTTCATCTTCACTAAAAAGAGAAGCCAAGTAATCTTCAATTGAAGTTTCTTCTGCTACTTCTTCTTTTTCTTCTTTTTTCTTCTTGGGTTTTTCAGAAACAACTGCATCAGATGGATTTGGTGTAATGGTAGCCAAGTTTCCTTCTGGTCCAGTAGAAATTGGTTTGTTGACCACAGCACCTTTGCCATCTGCATCGGCATAGAGAGCTGGATCTTCAAAGGCTGTTGGTTCTACGGTTACAGCAGCCTCTGTTGCTTCTTTGTATGTGTTCAGTCCATTTTCAATGGCTTCACTAATTTGTTCTTTAATGTCTTTTTTGTCTGTGTTACTCATCAATGCTCTCCTTGATGCCTTATTGGATTATTTATAAAAATTGGTTTTTCTATAAGAGGCTGCGTATACTATAAGCTTCTTAAAAAGTCCTCGAAAAGATTACTAAATGTATCCTTCATTTTACGTGAAGGAGTAGTTTCTATTGTTTTTTGATAATCTGAAATTAGAGTTTCTTTGAGGATACCGTTATCCCATATCCACTCTTTTCCTTCCATTATCCCATCAACAAATGCATCGGGAGCGGATGGATCCGCAACAATGTCTACTGCAGCCAGAGAAAAATCAGGCTGAACTAAGTTTACACCGTTTTGTTCTTTCAAGGAACCCATGCCTCGGGTAGATACACCAAGTCTGGCACCTTCGTCCATAAGACTTTTAACTATTTTTCCCATAGGAGTATCCATAATTTTAGCTTTACCAGTAAAATTATTACCTTCTACAACCAAATCATTGATAATATGGGAAACTCTGTCTAAGTTAACAGTAGGACCTTTGGGGTGATTTAACTCCCCAAAGGCTCTTTTCTTGGAAACAAAATTTTCATTGTAGTTTTCTACCTTTGGACCTAAAACATCCATTGGGTATACTCTACCATTTCTGTTTTTCTGCTCGGCTTGCATGAAAACACCCGAGATAAAATAATTTTTCTTTCCGCTATCGGAAGATTCAATCAGGAGATCTACATCCTCATTCATCTCGGTAATAAGTTTCATCAATAGCCCTCCGAACCAGAATTTTTAGCTCTCATGGCTTTACTAATAGCTTTACGACGGTTTTTTAAATACTTATCAGTTTTAGTATTTTTCTTTCCATCATTATCGATGTCTTCGTCTTCTTCTCCGACAGGATCAAGTTCTTCACTCATTTTTTTCTTTTTTTTACCACCATGTGAATGGTTCATTTCTGAAACTACTTTCATATCAGAAACTTGAACTTGCTCTTCAATACCATGTTCAAACTCAACATCATACCATTCAACAAAACCATTTTCGTCAGGTTCTGCGTGCATTTCGGTGATACATTTACCTTCTCCCCATTCTGGGTGTTCGACTACAGTAGCACAACCGTGCATTTTATCACTCTTGGCATACTCGGGCTTCATTTCTCCACCCATTTCTTCTACATCATCTGTGATAATAGATGGAGCAATATCTTTATATGCTTCGGTTAGTTTTTCACCTAATTTAGCATACAGAGCGTCTTCTATTTCTTTTTTAGCACCAATTAGATTTTCATCTAACAGTTCTTTTACTATTTTCTGTGTATTCATGAGTAGTCCTCTTTGTTAAGCTTGACAGTAAATATGTATATTATTTCATTAGTTAGCAGGTTCTGCCTCTTCTTCTCCGGGAGGTAGTTGACCTTGCATTTGTTGCTGCATCTGCATCAGTTGCATTGCCTGTTGCTCTTCTGCATTCTGTGAATCTATACGTTTTATATCTTCCTCACTTTGCTTGAGAATATTCTTTCTAATGTATTCTGTGGAGAAATATTTTCCTAAGTATGGTTCTACTGATGCTACAACTGCTAATCTTTCCTTTAAGATTTCAGTATCTCTCAGCTCAGAAAAATATGAGTCTTCATTGAATTTATATGTTAAATTATCACCAATATCAGTCCAATCATTCTCGTTGATTATACCTTTTAGTAATAATTGCTTCTTCAATACATCAGTTAGAATACTAGAAAACTTAAATCGAAGTCTAGAAATGAATTTATAGAACTTTGCTTCATCTCTTGTGATCTCTGCAGATCTACCCATATTGAAACCATTTTGAGTTTCTAGTCTAGAGATAGGTACATTTAATGCTCTGTATAATTTTCTTTGCAAATATTCTACATCTGACATTTCACCCAGATTCTGTCCACCAGAAAGCGTACTAATTTCTGTTCCTCGTCCACCTTCTCTTCTAGGCAACCAATAGTCCTCAAGCATGTGAAGATGATTTCTGTCATCTTTGACTTCACCGGTAGACTGGTTATATACCAGTTTGTTTCTGTACCTATTCATAAGTTCTTTTAGGTACTGTTCGGCTTTTTGCTTGGGCAAATTGCCAACATCAATATAAAATATTCTTCTTTCAGGTGCTCTAGATATTCTGTAGATTACAACAGCATCTTCTATCTGCCTGAGCATGTTTACAGGTCGAATTGCTTTTTGCAGATACCCAACAACTTTCTTGGTTGTTGAATCTACAATTCCACTGTGAACATATGCGATAGAATCTGGTTGTATCTTTACCCCAGTCGAACCTGTGTACTGATAACTATTTTTGTCATTATCAATATACATGAAAAATTCTTCAGTATTAGTGACTAGAGGAACTGAAACATTTCCTTTTACAAATGGCTTCTTTTCTACCTTCCGTACTTTCTTTATTTTAAGAGGATCGATTGCTCTCGCTTCTTTAATTCCTGCTCTTGGATTTTCTTTATCCAGAACTAGATGAAAGTACAATCTACCATCAACGTACCAACGTCTAAAAATTTCATATCCTTTGTTTGAAATATCAAATAGTTTTAGAATGGTTTCATATTCTTTGTAAATTTTAGTTTTTATATTTTCCGAAAGATCTGTATTCTCTAGATCTAATTTTATGGGTTTTCTGTCTGTTCCCATTACGATAGAATCATTTACAATATCTTCTATCGCCAAATCTACTTCAGGAAATAATGAAAGACTTCTGTAAGTTTGAATGAATTGATTTTCATCTTGAACACCACCACTAAAATCAACATATGTGCCTAAAAACCCTCCAGTTTGAAGGGATTGTGCTCCATCATATTCGTCTGGTGTGACAAAAGATTCAGCACGAAGGTTTTCTTCAGTTTCTTCTTCTCTGGTTTTTCTTCCTATAGAAAAACCAAATAAATCAATAGCCATTATACTTTCTCCATTATATCAATTTTCAACTGTAAAGAATTCATACTCAACCTGACACGTAAACTGCGACAATGTATCTATAGCTCCATATGCCAAATCAAATGAACCCACATTACTTGGCCAGCAGTTGTGTAGCATAATTTTCTTAATTTGCTTATCACCATTCAAATTATAGTGTGTTATTGACCAGTTTTGTGTGTCGTCTTCATATACAAACGGGGTTTTATTAGTGGAGTGTTCGTTTATTCGCTCACTCCAGTTATGAAGCTCTTCCCACAAATTTCCATTTTCTGTTGTATCATATACAGTAAATCCCCAAGTAGCATATCGCCTATCACCGGGTAGTTTCAAAACACGACCCCTAAAAGGAACACCGATAGGTGGTACATTGGAATCTGGTAGACTCAATGCGGAAACTTCAGCTTTCATTTCATAACCACTATTGGGAATTTTCATAGAAACTTCATAGCGATTAGGTCTAGTTCCCATACCTACAGCTTCTTTGAAATCAGATAGATTTAAGTTGAACGCCATTTGTTACTCCTACTAGTTATATTTATACTAACTCACCTTCGTTTGTATTTGTAAAGGTGATTTCTAAAGTTTCTATAGAGCGAGCAGGAGTCACAAATACACTAGCAACAAATTTTCCATCTGCAATTACAGATGGAGGATTGTTAGTTTCATCACATTTAATTACATAACTGGTTATGCCCCTCTGATTTCTTACCGTTTCTAAAACAGAAGTTGCTTGATTTATGAATGATTGTCTAACAGCATCTGTATTTTGTTCGAATAATGTTGTTCTTGCAATAGCACCAATATTTTTCTTTAGGTATAAAAGTAAAGAAGAAACTTCAATTCTAGATAGAATATTAGTTGAATCTGCTCCGGTTTTATTTCCGAATAAAACCACACCCTCTCCAGGAAAACTTAAAACTGGATTTATTTTATTGTTGTAAAGGGCAGTTGCCTGAACTGCAGTTGGGGGATCTTTCAGTTTTACTACATTTTTAATTTGACCTCTAGTCATTCCGCCTGGAGAGAACCAAGGATGTGCAACTCTAAACGTTCTTGCTAAACACCCAATTACATCAGAAGTTAATCTGGTTTGAATATATTGAGAATCATTGGAAATTGATTCTGGATCAGTATGGAAAAGTTATTAACGGAACGTCACAGATTAGACTACAACAGGCAAACGGCAATCAAATTATTGGTACAATAGCAACAACTACGCTTGATGACACAATATTGCTATACACTGTTGATGATGATACAATACCTAGTAACACTCTAACTGCTGTGAAAAAAATTATTAATCCGGCAACTTTCAACCCCGGCACCCCTTCGAACGGTGATAGATATCTAGTAATTAACGACGTGGGTGATTCTACTGCATCTTTCCAAAGTGCGACATGGGGTACACTTGTAGCCAAAGTTGGAGATATTATAGAATATAATAGTTCAACAAGTAAATGGAACATAGCATTTGATGCCTCTGATCCGGATTCAACACAACACTACGTAACCAATTTAAACACTGGTATACAGTACAGATTTAACGGCACAGAATGGGTAAAATCATACGAAGGTGTGTACAAACAAGGTGACTGGAGCATTGTGTTAGATGGTGGTTACCAGCAAACAGAAGACGCTGATGCCAACGACCCAACTACTCCTTGATAATTAGGCAATTTGCTGTTATAATATAGCATGAAAGATAACATAGTTTGTTCGGGTGCATTGTTTTATTCAACAAGCACAAAAAGATTTTTATTTTTACAAAGGACAGATAAAAAAACAGCTGGTGCATGGGGACTTG